TTAGAATAAACTTAGTTCTTGGCATTTCGGGTTCTTGCTCTCTTTCTTTTTTATAGTTACCTTGCGCTTTAGCTTTATTTCCTTTGCTACGGTGGTGGTCCGCTCCTCCTGCTTAGGCTGTTCGGTGGAAACATTGCTCGGTAGCTGCTCTACCTTGACGCTGTCCTCTTGATAGTAGTGGATTATCTGCCCTGTCATGGATTCATCGCTCCGTCCTACGCAACGGCATCTGCCTTTTCCGTTCTTGATTTCCTTGTATGCTTCACCTTGCAGATATTTGGCACATTCATCCACTGACTTGTTGGGCTTGGATAATAGAGCCTTGAAGTCTGCATCCTTTGCGCTCTGCTGCTTTATCAGCATTTCAATGTATTTCTTTAGCTCGTCCATAATAAGTTAGGCTTTAAAGTTGTAAATCTTTTTAATTCTCTCTTTCTCTGCAATGAGTTTCGCTTTCAGAGTGTCCCATTTGCTTACTATAACTTCAAGTTCCGTGAAGGGCTGCTCATGTGTTCTCACAAGTGAGGTCAACGACTTTCGGCTGTTGTTGTTGTAGAAACAACTTTTCCCTCGGAGCGTGAAATCTCCTTGCGTCCTCGTCAGTTGTACCTTGCCGTTTTCTATTGCAAGTAGCGTTCTTGCACTCGGATATAAGATAATAACTATCTCCTTGCAGTTGTCGGAAATCCATTGTTGGATGTCGTTCCAACAACGGATTAGCTGCATATTTTTGTTTACATCGGGTTTCTTCATTTGCTCTTTATCTTTAGTTCCTTACAGACTGTCTCCTTAATGTCCTTGCTCATGTACTGTCGGTAGCATTTGCCGTTTTTGGACTTGCGCCAAATATAGCATGCGCCTGTATATTTGTTTATTACTATCGGATAGGCTTTGCCCTTTGCTTTAAAATTGTAGGGAGTAACCAACGTGTCTCGTTCGGTCTTCCGTTGACGAGTAAAGGTGTTGCCTTTTCTTAAAGTCTGCCCTACTGCGCACATGGCGCAAAATAGGGCTGCGGTGATGATTAGATATTTCATAATTCTTTTAGTTTATATTGTCGCAAATTGCAATACGCAACCCTGCACTGATGAGTTTTGGTAGGTAGGTGTCAAGTGCAGAGTAAGGGAATCCTGCCAAGCGCAATGGCTGTCCGTCTTCTTCTTTCATCGTGTTGTATCTTGTCAGCGTAATGTTGAGAATATCGGCAACGACTTCTGCGTCTTCGCTGTATGCTTCGTAAAAATCCCCTGTGCGGAACAATAGGGTACAGTCGGGGTGTTTCTCTTTGATGGATGCCCACCTTTCATACAATGTCCTTTGCTCCTTTGTTTCATACTGTCTCTCTTTTGCCTTAATGTTCTTGCCAATCATGTAGCTAATCTCGCTCTCCTTGTATTTTAGCGTTTTGAACAGGTAGTCTTCAACTTCTGTTATGCTCCATGTGTCGGGGCAATTACAGATTTTCTCTACCGTGCTTGTCTGATAGTTTAAAATTGCTATATCCATAATCTATATGTTTAAGTTAATAAATAGTGCCGTTGGCGGTGTCGCTCCGCTATGGTTTCTGTCCCCAACGGCTATGGTTTCATGCGTAAAACAATAGGGTTATAATGTTGTCTGTTGTTACCTGTCTAATCAGCAAGTTCGGGTCAATGGCATTTTTGCGGATGCTTACCGTGTAAGCTATATCCGTTATCTCTCCCTCCTGCATCTTGATGTAGGCTTTAGTTTCGGTTCGATATAGGATGGTTTTCTTTCCGTTAATCTTGCCTGTTAGAGTGTTTATTAACTCTCTTCCTGTGCCCTCGTCAAAGATTCTCTTCAACTCTGTAGGGCTGCTGCATCTGTATGTATTCATTTTCTGTAAAGTATTATTGATGTTCCGTCTAAATCTACGTCAAAACCTTGTATTTGGTTTCTTCTCTCTGCAATGGCTCCTGCAACTTCTCTCGCTAAAAAGGTGTAATAAGGTCGGATATATACGCATTCCTGTAGTAGCAGTACTTGCACAGGGCAATTACCGATAGCTCCTGTTAGCTCGTTGCGGTATAAGCCAACATTGTAGATTTTGTTGTCAAATAAGGCTCTGATTTCTTCGGGGTTGATTACTTTTTCCATATCTGTAGTGTTTTTTTAATTAAGCATGTGTTATAATTTCATTTGCAAGTATATACATTCTGCCTTTTCCGTATGTCTCAATGAACTCGTCTATAACATCATCAATGCTACAAGAGTCTGTAATTGTATTCCACTCTTTTGTGTGATGAAAAAATGAGCCGTAAGAGTACCAACATATCTTGTAATTCCATCCGATTGGCATGTAGCCGAACTCGTCAGGATTATACTCGCTACATATATATAGCTTGCAATAATTCCCTTTATGGGTTCTTATTTCATTTGTCGGTGCTATTGGAATATCCTTTCCATAGCCGTAAGTTATTCGTCCGTTCATTTCTTATCTCCTTTTTTGATTAGGTTTGGGGGCGGCTGCTTGCAGCCGTGGGGCGAAGCCCCTTATCCCTTAAAATTTTTGCACGGTGTACGTTGTGCTCCCTACGTCTACAACTATGTAGCTTTCGCTTTGCAGTTAAACTCAGCATATAGAGTAGCCGTCTATCGGATGCTAAGCCGACGTATGATTTTCCGACTTCACTACGCTTTGTCGGTGCGGACTGCCCTCCACACTGGGTTGTTACGTTGTCTCGGTTATAGGGTTGTCTCCCGATTTCCGCTTTCAGTCGTTTTTTATAAGGTGGTCGGCTCAAAGGTAACTACTAACCGCAAATCACTTCCACCATCTTAGCTAAGTTTTGTAGGTAGGGTAGACGTTGCATCTACCCCGAACGGCTTGATACCGTATCTACCTTTGTTTGTATCTGCTGCAACCGCTCCATCCGTTCGGTGTTCCGTTTGCTCCGCAAGTGATTGTATCGAATTCGGGATTAGTTTTGCAGAAATGATAATGAGAATATCTGCAATCTAAGCAGCATATCTCTTGTGCTAATGTTATCATGTTTATTCCTCCGTGAAATGTTTATAATGTCTGCCTACATATATTCCTACAATGTAGGCAATGAGTGATGTTATTGTTATTATTGCCATTTCGTTGTCCTCCCTGCTATTTTAGGGTATGTCTTGTCAATCAGTCGGCAAACGTTGTCGCTACCGTCATATCTCTCAAGTGTACCGTCGTCCTCCATATCATATAATAATGTGCGGATGTCTTTCTTCAGCTGATGATTTTCTTGTGCCAATCTGTTCATATTCGCACAACTTGCTATCAGCATAGCTATTACTGCTATTAATGCAAACTTTGTTTTCATTTTCTTGTCTCCTATAAATTTTATTTCTGATGCAAAGATATAGAATATATTGAAAGTTTCAAAGGGGAAACTTAGAATATTTGCTATATTAACGTTTAATTAACTATTATAGATTATATATTAACAACTCTTTATATTTATAGTTTAAATCCTATATTCTTTGGAATTTAGCAATTAAATTCTTACCTTTGTACGCATAACTAATATATAATATATTCTATGGATATAAGAAAAAGAATTAAAGAGCGTGGATTTACTATTTCAGAGGTGGCAAAGCGGCTTGATGTCTCTCAGCCTACATTAACTCAACAATTAACAGGTAATCCGACAGTGAAGAGACTACAGGAGATAGCCGACATAATCGGTTGTTCCTTGTCGGAATTGGTTGCAGATGATGAAGACAACGGAAAGTTAACCGTCAGCTGTCCTCATTGTGGCAAGCCTATTACGATTGAGCTGAGGGGAGGTGCGTAGCACCGTGGGGCGAAGCCCCTTATCCCCTCTGGTTTTGTCCTCTTGTCGGTCTCGCTCCGAATATTAGGTCTACCCCTCAAGAGGTTCTAATTGGTTAATCACTATGTCATGTGTTCTCTTGCTCCTCGCAAGTGTCTGATGTAAGTATGTCAAAGGTCGCTGTCTTAATTAAGACATTGCAAAGATAAGAAGACTAAACTTATAATCAAAATAAAATCATAAGTTTCTGCTAATATTAACACGGATTTAACTAAAATAAGTTGTGGCTTAACAGTTATTAGCAATTATAAGTTTAAACTTATAAATTTGGATTGTAATAATAAAAATTGTACCTTTGCGAAATAATATAATCAGAAGTCTAAACTTATAATGGATATAAAAAGGATAATAAAGAATTACGGAATGTCTGTTTCCTCTGTTGCTGACAAAATCGGTATAAGTCAGTCTGCACTATCACAACAGATAAACAATAACACAATCTCTGTATCTCGTTGTCAAGAGATTGCGGAAATAATTAAATGTCCTCTCTCTGAACTTGTCGGAGATGAGATAGATAACGGATTTGTAAGTTTCATACGCTATAAAGGTATACACTATACAGCGGACAATATAAAAGAGTTTTTTAAACAAGTTGAGGAAATCAAAAGTATTGCAAAATGAAAAAGTTTTTTGAAAAAGTTGGACAAATTGTCCTTGGGGTAATTGGTTTCTGTGTGATTGGTTCTATCTTCTTGTTTTCTTTCAAATCGTCATTCTTCCATAGTGTCCATGATGATATAGACCGCAAGAACGAAGAGTTAGAAGATAAAGATAAAGCATCGTATAACAAAATGAGTGTGTGGGCTGACAGTAGTACTATGTATTACCATAGTGATGTAAATTGTAAAGGTGTGCATGGTGCATTTACAGAAGAAATGCCGCTATATAAGGCTGAACAAGAGGGGTACGAAGAATGTAATTTCTGTTGGTGATGCGCAGCCCTGGGGGACGGTGCTCCGCACCGTGGGGGCTCGCCCCCTTATCCCCTCCTCGTTTTGTTGTTTCCTCCTCCATGTGTAGATAAAGAGGGAAGAAGTAAAGGAGACAAGCAGACACAAGTAAATACAAGACAAAACAAGACACAACAAGCGAAAACAAGCACCTTGATTAAGTCAAACGACAAACAAAACGTCCAACACCGAAAAATCAGCACAAAAACAGCGAAAATCATTAAATATACATGCACGTGCGTACCTTATTATATAGGAAAGCGAAAATTTGAGAAAAATATTGACAGAAGAACAGGAGAAAAGCACGAAAAATCAATGGAAAAACAGAACAATCGGGTTTTGAAAGAAAAATTGCGAAAAATGCTTGTACTCACCCTGTGAGAGATTTTGACTAACCGATTAATAATCAAATGATTGTAAAATCCTTACAAATTATACGGGTTGACGAGTAGTATACAAATCGGGCTTGTTTTTAACGGAAATTAGGGGGAAAAGAGGACAATTTTGGCTCCGACAAAGAAAAATGTTTACAAGACGGTGGGGGAAATATGGGTTGGGAGACGAGTTTATGAGGTATTTTTTAGCGTATTTTTGGCGCATTAAGGGCGTAATTGAGCGCAATTGAGCGCAATAATGGAATAGAATGCTAAAAAATACAAGATATGAGAGAGATTAATTGGATATGTAGGAGAGAGTTGAGCGTGGCTCCTGTAATAGGGGATAGGCTCAATTGGGTGGCTACGGCTGCGGCTTTAGGGCTTGGTGCTCTGTCGGCAGGAACTTCCGTGGCAGGTGGGCTGTTGTCTCGTAGTGCTGCCAAAAAGGCGGCAAGACAGGTTAAGTACAGACGCAATGCGGAAAAGGCGTGGTATGACAAGGAGTATAACACGGACTACATAGACACGAAGGCAGGGCAGAATCTTATGAGACGTGCGCAAGAGGTACAGGATAAGTATGTCAAGCGTGCAGAGGGTGCTGCTGCTGTTGGTGGCGGTACGGATGCTTCTGTTGCTCTTGCCAAAGAGAACGCTAACAAGGCGGTGAGCGATACGATTGCTAACGTTGCAGCGCAAGATACGGCACGTAAGCAGAGGGTAGCTGACCAACATCTTGCTAACACTAATGTTATCTCTGCTCAATCGCAACAGGTGGAGCAGTCAAAAGCGGATGCAACAGCAGGAGCGGCACAGGGTGCTTCCAATGCAGCTGCAAGTGCGGCAATCCTTGTGGGGTCACAACCTAACAAGGCTAATGCGGTGAGTGATAGCAAGTTAGCAGGTGGAGATGCGGCAGTTGGTAACACAGATGTAACACAACAGCCACAAAGCACCTCTTCTCCTGTAGATAATGTGCCTTCGCTTGATGATGCGGTAGGAGTGAGCAGGAGTAAGACGAGGTATCTGTAGCCGTGAGGTGGTGGAGTGGTGAGCGATGTCACGAGGTGGCGATGGCTGATGAGACGGTGAGGCATGAGGCAGGGTGATAGGCGACCCAAAGGGGTACACCCCCTTGACCACCGCTGCGAATTATAGTAGATAAATACATAAATAAAAACCCGCCACCCCCACCCCCTATCTTCCAAAATCGGTTTTCCGTTTCTGCCCCACCCTAATTTTTTCGAGAAGTGTTAAAGAAGTTAAAATTAAAAAAGATAGATATGACATTTAAAGAAGCAAAGGATTTATTGAAGAAAGAAGGTTTCATCGTTAAGGAAGGAAATGGTAAACCTTGTGGTGTTAGTGAATGGTTTGCCGAATACGAGGATTCTGAAATTCGTAAAGCCATGGAGATTGTTTGTTCTTCCGGTTGTATGCTCATGATGGGACCCGATAGTTTTAATGAGCGCAAAGCCAGAATGAAGAAGGAGTATAAAGAGAAGAATAAGCGTGGTGAGAAGCCAAAGGAAAAGAACTATACCATTTACGGTAGAACCTCCCCAAAAGCTGATTTCTTTTACAAATGTTTTTTAAAGGAAGGGAACCCTGCGCTTGAAGAAGCAGCAAAGGAGTTCAATGATGCCATGTTGGATGAGTTGCAGGACAGGTTGAAGAGACAGGCGAGGGTTTATGATCGTGTTGTTGAGACTTTGCTTGGCGAGCTGAGCCGTTTGCGTGGTCGCATTAAGGAGCTTGAGGATTCTTTGTTGGAGAAGGATGAGGTTCTTAATGATGTGATTGAGGAGTTGGCAGACAAGGAAAGGCAGTTGTCGGCTGTTCGCGGTGTTATTGATTTTGATATTAATATTAAGCGTGGAGAGCTATGATATATCAGGATGTGAATAATAATAATGGCAATAATGGTGTTGTTCAACAGCCAGTTCAGCAGCCTCAGCAGCCTAATAAGGTTGCTATAAGTGAGCCAGCTCCTATGGTGCAGCAGGCAGCACAACAGAGTTTTGCCATGAAAAATTTTTTCAATGGCGGCAATAGGGCAGTTGGCAGGTTTGAGAATCCCAATGTTGTGAATCCTCCTTTGGTGAATGCCGGTAAGAGTATTCCTGAGCAGCCGAAGAATCCAGCTCCTGTGACCGATGAGCCTTCTCATGCTCCGAGTTGGGAGGAGATGGATAACATGGCTCAGGACAATGTCAACAATAGCAATGATAATGGTGGTAGTCTTTCTCTTTCGGATGTGTTGAAGGGCGGTAGTGGTAATGCAAGCCGTGACGAGAAGTCACAGTTTGTTGCTGACCCGGAGAAGAAGGATGGTGGTTTCTTCAAGTGGATAAAGGGTCTGTTGCCGAAGAACCGTCCTGGCATGAGGGAAGGTGAGACAGAGGACGAGTACGACAGACGAAGGACACGTAACATGCAGATGGTCGCTACTCTTGCAGATGCGATACGCCATATCGGCAATATCGTGAATACATCGAAGGGTGCGACACAGCAGAAGTTCAATAGTCCAGTGGAGTTGTTGGAGCAGGGTTATCAGCATCGTAAGGCGGAGCGGCAGAAGCAGGCTGCGTTGGATGCGGATGCGGCTTACAAGCTTGCGGATTTGAGTTTGAAGGAGAAGGCGGCAGAGGCTAACCGTTCGTATAAGGACTTCGCCAGACAGATGAATGTAGCTAAGTTCGGCTATCAGCAGGCAAAGGATGAGGCAGAGCGAAAGCGCAGGGAAGAACGAGATGCGGAGAATAAGGACTATAAGGAGAGAGTGTTTGAGCACAGGAAGGAGCAGGATAAGATTTCCAACAGTCTAAGACAGCAGTCCATCAACAAGCGTGGCAGCGGTGGTGGAGGAAAGAAAGGCGGTTCCTCTTCGCATAAATACGTTACTTGGGATGCAGATGGTCATCCTCATTATGCAGAAAACAAGACGATGTATGAAGCCAATGAAGCCTATTACAACGGAAATACCGGAGGCAAGACCTCACGTTCGGTAAGCAAGGAGAATGTAACGAGCAAGGGCTTGGAAAGAGTTACAAACCGAACTTCCGGTCCATCTGTTGCTCAACAGGCAGGAGCACAGAGAAGAAAGCGTGATGAAGCGAGGAGAGCAGCCAAGCCAAAGCCGAAAGGCAAGAGTGGTGGTAAGAAAGGTTGGGCATCCGGTTTTAAATTATAATTAAAAGAGAGAAAAGCAATGGCAATAGATAGAACGAAACTAAAGCAGATACACAATCTGTTGGCGCAGAACGGTTTTGCGCAGGACTATGATACGTTTGAGAAGAAGTTTGCAGGTAACGAGAACTATGGCAACCGCAAGAAGGTTTATGACCTTATCACTGAGAATGGCGGTGACATAGGCGGTTCGTATGAGGATTTCATGAAAAGGATTCAATCGAAGTCTAAGCCTACACCTAAGCCTAAGCAGCATCCATCGAAGCCTCAGACTACTTCTCAGAGAGCGATGCAGTTTGGTGGTAGGCAGTTGCCGAAGCCTAAGCATGCTCCGAGTAACGCTTCTCCATTCGTGCAGTCGCTGTATGCGAAGGATATGGCGGAGCGAGGTGAGCAGCAGCCAACGGACTATGTGAGCAAGAGAGAGGACTACACTTCTCCGAAGGCTGTTCAGAACATGAGCAGGAGAAGTCAGATGGCAGGCAGGAATGCGGCTAAGTCGGCTGCAAAGGAGATAGACAAGCAGTATATGCAGTCGCAGCCAGTGATGAATACAGGAACTCCGGCAGATGAGTATGTAGGCAAGACAGAGAGACAGTTGGAGAAGCAGATGAGTGATGCTGCAGACCAATTTGTGAAGAACAATATGAGTAGCTACATTGCAAATGCAGTCTCTGGAGAACAGGATGCAGCCTTGCAGCGAGCACTCAATGCTACAGACAATGTTCCTTCAATGGCAGGATTGGGAGGAATGGGTCTGATGGTAAAAGGCAAGACTTTCAACGAACAGGTAGACCCGGATTTGATGATAAAGAATCTTGAAGGGAACTTGGATAAGAACTTGCATAATATCTTTTCCAATCCGCAGGTTGCACAGAAGATAGAAGCTGATGCAAGGAATCTTGGTGTTTCAGTAGATACATATATCCAACGTATAGTGCCAAGCTTGCGGAATAGTCTTGCCAATGCTCTTAATGAATCGGAATATCAAAGAGCTTTGCCTAAGAATATGCTTGACAATGTAGCAAACAGATTTATCAATTCAAATACGTTGGGCAAGATGATTAGGCTTGCCACACAGACAAGGAGCCAGAGAGTCATGAACGAACAGGCTATGGCAGCAACGGCAGCAGGCGAGAATCCATATTACAAGAGCGGAGCAATAGAAAATGTTACGGCAGATGTTGGCGGTATGGTGCTTGATCCTGTTTTCGGTGGTGCAGCCAAGGGTGGTGCGATGGTAGCAGGCAAGCTGGTGGGCAGTGGTGCGAAAGCGGCAGCAGTAATGGCAAACGGCACGTTGGCTCAGCGTCTTGGCATGCAGGCAGTGCAGACGGTAGTAGGTAGCGGCACAACAGGTTTTCTGTTCGATTCGGCAAGTTCGGTTGTCCAGAACTACTCTACCGGTGAAGACACGTCTTTGGGCAACACGTTGAAGACAGCATTAGTTGGCGGTGCTAAGGGAGCGTTGAATTTCGGCATCATGGGACTGACAGGTCTTCCGCTCAGTCAGCTTGGAAGAGGTGTCGGCATAAAGGCAGGCGGTTCTTTCTGGGGCAATGTAGGACGGGCGACAGGAAAGGTGAGCCTTGAAGCAGGCAAGACCTATATGGAAGGTATGGGAATGTATCTCGGCAGTTATGCTGTGGGCAAGCTTGAAGGAGCTAAGGATGCCAACGGCAAGCCTATAGAGTTTGACTTGTTTGACGGAACGTTGGAGAGTCTTCCTACGGCAATCGGTTTCCGTGTGCAGCATGCACTTGGCGGTTTGAAGGGCGGCAGGAAGAATGCCAAAGGTGAAGATATAGGATGGTTGGGTTCTACTGTAGCGAACGTGAAGGAGTTTCTTACTTCCGACAAGGCGAAGACCTCGAACATGCTCATGAGCGAAGACGAGAGACAGCAGATATTCAATTCGGGTGCGCAGAACGGCGTGATGCGAGACGGAGAGAATATAGTGAGCTATGCGAGGAGGACAAAGAAGAACAATCTCCGCTATGATGATCCACGGACTTATGACGACCCGGCAGGAAAGGAAAGCATAGAGTCAGACGTGGAGATGATGAAGAACACCTACGACCAGATAATGGCAGACCCGAAAGTATCTTGGGACGCAAAGGCGAAGTTCTCTGCAATGGTAATGGGTGTGATGCCCGATTCCCGTCCTATGATGGACTATTGCACGTTTACTACAGAGAAGGTAGGCGGTGACGAGGCAGGAGTGAAGAAGTATATCAACGAGTATTCTGCCGACGGTACGCTGTTGTCGAAGACAAGTTACGACAATGTAGACAAGAGAGAACAGGCGTTGTACAAGATGGCGATGACAAAGGAAGGTCAGAGGCTTTGGAACGTGATGGGTACGCTTGTGGGCATAGACAAGAATAACTATGACTACCAAAACGCTTTCTTTATGGAACGTGTGAAGGATGCGAAGGACGGTGCGGAGATACAGGCGTTTGCGGACGGAATGGGCACGAGGGGTTCGGCGGTGGAACATGAGTTCACCAACTGGGTCTTGAACAACGGTTCGGTAATGAAGGCAATTGATGCGTTTGCCCAAGAGAGCGGCATGAAGAAAGAAGATGTTGTGAAGCTGATGAACAAAGACCCTTTGCACAGGACAGAGGAAGAGCAGCTGTTGTGCGTGAAGCTCCGCAGGGAGATGGAGAAGCAGGCTTTTCCTGCCGATAAGGTTCATGAGGAGCAGAGCAATTTAGAGGGCAAGGACGTGGCGGACGACAATAGTCTTGGTACGGAAAAGCCAAATACAGAAGCCGTGGTAGAGCATCTTGACAATCTCTCCAAGGCGGAAGAGGGTGTTGAGGCTCTGATGAGGGATAATGACGTGTTCGGAGACAACTTCAAGAAGATGCAGGAGGAGGGTATGACCAATCCTCAGATATACGACTGGATGATACAGAATGGCGGCATGACTCAGGAGCAGTTGAAGCCTTTTGCCGACTACATCAATGCCAATGCGAGGGTGCAGGGCATGCAGCAGCGGACTCAGCAGAAGATAGAGGAGCTTGTTGGCAAGGTGGTCCATGACTGGAGCTATCGAGGCACGATGAATGGTGTGAAGACCGATGGCGAACAGGTGCTGTTTGTCGAGGACAGGGATGGACGCAGACTGATGGTAGGTTCGGGTGATGTAGCCTTTGATTCCATGACCGGTAGGGCAAAGGAAGATGTGGGCGACATGCTTGTATGCCTTGACCCTGAGACCAAGGAACTGGTGTATATAAAGGCAGAGGATGCCAAGTTTGTCGGTGTTCAGAATCCTGATGAATTTGCCAACGAGTATCGTCAGAAGTTGCAGGAGATAAACTCTCAGCCTTATAACGAGGCAATGCAGCGGCAGGCAGAGCGTGATGCGGCGAAGAGTCAGCAGGAGGAAGAGACGGTATCAGAGGGTTCGATGCCGAAGGAAGATAATCCTGAATTATATAAGGTGGCAGATTCACTGCAAGGAAAAATCGGGCAGTCTTTGTCTAAGGATGAAGCGGATAGTCTTGTGTCTGAAATGGAAAATCGTGCCGAACCTGCAAGAGAATTGGAGTTAACACCAGAGAACTGGACTGCCGAATTTGGTGAAGACGGTAAGGTGGGTACGCCGATTGGAGAGGTAAAGATGGGAGAGAACCAATATCTAAAACTCGCCCGTCTTGGAAGAAGAGGTAAGCTTGGAATGATAAAGCCGACACTTGAAAATCCAGATTTGATCATAGAAGATGCAAGCAGGGCAAAGGATGGAGATACTACAGAACGTAGTAGCTCTTATGTCTTTGTCAAATCTTTTACAGGAAAAGATGGCGAGAGAATGTATCATTTTACTTCTGTTACCGTACAGAAGGACGGTAAGGAGGTAGTAATATCGAATCAAGAAAAGAGTGAGAATAGAATAAAGAAACTTTTACAAGATGGTAAAGTCGTCTTTATAAAAGGAGAGTCCAGTCTGCATCCGAAAGCACAGATGGAAGAGTCGGTTCCTCGTAGCGATTCGCAGGGTTCTACATCTTCCGACAATCAAACCCTCGGTCTCGGTGTCAATTCGCCTGAACTTTCCGTAGACAAAGATACGAACAATTCTTCAAACGGCAATGGGAATGAAGGAACTTTAACACATTCGGCTGCCGATTACGAGAAGAATGACATACCTGCAGACAAGGACGGAGAGCCAGTTTATGAGCAGGTGCCGAAGGAAAGAACAGTAGAGGATTTGTTCGGCAAGCTTGGTGGTGACGGTAATCTTGCCCATAGCTTTGCGGAAGCCAAGGTAGCGGAAGCAGAGAAGGAGCAGAAGGCCTTGTTGAAGAAAGAGCCTAAGATGGGAACCAAGATAAACGAGTATCTGAAGAAGAAACGTGAGTATGAGGATGCAGTCAAGGCAGCAGAGGCAAAGGTAGCTTACTGGAACGATGTGAAGGGTGAGATAGAGAAGCTGACGCACACCACGCTTGACGAGCAGAAGGAGCAGCAGGCAGAACTTGACGGTACGGCAGCGGCGGCAGAGCACAAGGCGTTGTATGGCGAGGGTCAGCCAGCAGACGGCACCGCCCTTGCAGCGAAGTTTGTTGCTGATGCCAAGATAACACCAGACAGTTTCAAGAAAGAGACAGGTTTCGGTACAGCAGAGCAGGCAGGTTTCGTGGGCATGATAGCCAAGGAAGAGAACGGCGGCAAGTCTGTAGAGCGTCTTGCTGAGGGCTTGGTGTACTATGATAACACTGAGTATAACGGTACGTACTTCCACGGCGACACCAATGAAGCGAGAAATGCCATCATCTCAGCCTTGGGTGCAGCGAGAACCCGTAAGGGACTCCGAGAGCTTGCCCAGCCCGACCTTGCGAAGTTTGAGAGTGAGCGAGCACAGGAGCGAGACAATGCTTATCATGAGGCTTACGGTATGGACTATGAAGAATATTTGGCATATTCCGAGCAGGAAATGCCTCATATATTGGAAAAAATAAATAACTTTGACGAGGAAAAGTATCTGCAAGACAAGGCAGAGGAAATTACGAACCAAATAGATAAAGAACATGGAAAAGCAATTGGAAGAGATGAGTCCGCAGGAGAAGAGCCAGTACATGGTGAAGGCGATAAAGTTCTGCCTGGCACACGGACTGATGAGCGAGGAGGAGGTGAAAGCCCCGAAGAACATGCAGGAAGAACGGAAGCTGAGCGCAGAAGCGATACTGAAAATGCGACTCTACCAGAAGAAGCACCCACAGGAGCAGGAAGAGTAGAGGCGGAGCAGAAGAAAGAAGCAGTAAAAGCAGAGGAGCCAAAGCAGCCACTGAATCCTATAGAGCGTACAGCATTTGAATACCACGAAGAAAAAGTGGGTGCTGCACGTAAGGCATACGAAGAGGCGAAGTCTTCGGGTGACGAGTCAGAAACGAAGCGCACAAGAGACGAGTTCAAGAAAACTCTTGACGACAAGCTGAAAGCGCAAGGCATGGGCTTGGTACAGAGAAGAAAGGAGATAGCAAAGGAACTCGGCAAGGAAGAAGCAGAGAAGACAGACAAGCCATGGAAAGACATGGACGGAGAAGAGCGTATGGCAGTAGCCGAGCAGAATCCGCTTACCGAGGAAGAAATCAGAAGCAAGACCTCAGAAGAGAATCAAGATTTAATAGAAGATGCCATAGACTACCTAAACGGCAATCATGGCTTCGCACAACAAATAGCTTATTTAAAAATTTACGACGATGTTAGAAATAGACATGAGAATGTTTCCGGCGATAGCGGAACGGGAGACAGAACACAGTTGGATGCTGCCAATACTACAGGCGGCGAAGGATTGGGACTGGGACGAGGACGAGAAAGCGGAGGACCTGATGGACCAGTGGATAGAGGAGCAGGCAACGAAGCTGCATCCGGAGAGCGAACAGGCGGAGAGAGTGGTAAGGACAACCCTACTTTACCTGTTGGAAAACAAGGCGATAAGCAAGGTGAAGGAAGTCCATCCGGAATGGGCGGATTGTCTGCCGGAGGTGCTGACGCCACAGGAGGCGGTGCAGCTGGCGGAGATGGACATGTATCTGACGGAAGCGGACGTGGAGGCATCGATAGACCTTCTAAGCCGGATGCAAGACGGAAGCCTGCAGCCAAGCAAGGAACTACTTGGCGAAATCGCACAGGCGCAGAAATAAAGCAGGAAGCCAAAGAAGCCAAGGAGGGACTGAAAGCAGCATTGAAAGAGATGCTGAAACGAGGACGAGGTGAAGCAAGCATAAGTCTTACAGGTCTGAACTCCCGACAGATAGAGTATGTGCCAGAGTTGATGAAAGCCGTGAAGCGTTACGGCATGTCGCTGATAGACCAAGGCATATACAAGGTAAAAGACTGGATGAACAATATCCGTGATGGTATCTATGACGACATGAAAGCCATAGGTTTCACGGATAGGGATATTGACGACTTCATCGAAGAGATGTGGAACTCGAAGATGCCGATGGATGGCGAGACACATACCATAGCTGAATGGAGTGCAATCTACAGCAACTCCCAGCTGAGGAAGAAACTCAGCGAGAAGCTTGGCGAGAAGTACGAGCGTCAGATGGCAGCCGAGCCAATAGCGGTGAAAGTAGGCGACAGGAAGAACATTGAGGAGACGTTGCCGTTCTTGTTGCCTCAGCAGCAGGAAGACGTGCTGAAAGCCGAGACGCAGTTTTTCGGCAACGAGCATGCAGACCGAGAGCACGCATACGGCAAGGGATATCTGTTCACCAACGGCACAGGAACAGGAAAGACCTATACCGGATTGGGTATAGCCAAACGACTTGCCAAGCAAGGCAAGGGACGAATACTGTTCGTTACTCCAAGTCAGAAGAAGGTGAATGACTGGATGAAAGACGGAAAAAACCTCGGCTTGGACATCCGAGACCTTGATTCGTGGGCTAAGGAGCGAGGCACGACAGCTACCACCGAGAGCGGCGAGGGAATGGTAATCACGACTTTTGCCAACTTCGGACTAAACAAGAAGCTTCTTGAAACCGAATGGGATGCCGTTATCTATGACGAGTGCCACCGCATTATGGAAAACAAGAAGGGAGCCGAAACGGCAAGAAGCATGCAGCACTACATGATGACGAACCGTGACGAGAACCATTGTTTCCTCAGGCTGCAAGAAACAAACAAGGACTATCAGAAGATGCGCCTTGCTTCGGAGAAGTTTGACGAAGAGAGAAGCAATGAGATAGGACGCATAATGAGGGAGTATAAAGAGAGCCATCCGGAGGCAAGGACAAAGGATGTCATCAACGCTACGTATAAGCTGCAGCCGAAAGAGCTGAACAGCTTTGCTCCTGCAGATGCAGCGAAGTTCCCCAAGTTGGGTAAGGCTTACCAAGAGTTTATGTCGGCGAAAGAGCACTATTATAAAGATGTAGAGCCGAAGCTAAGAGAGCAAGCCAAGAATACTTGGAAGAGAACGAAGACCATCTTCCTGTCAGCAACGCCGTTCAATACGAGAGAGAACCTTGATTATGTGGAGGGCTACATCTTCAAATATCCCGAAATGGGCGATGACGGCATGAACGGCAGGACGCGATTCTATCTTGACCATTTCGGTGCAGCATACAAATACCGCTACCACCGACTGGAGCAGACCGTGAACAATCCGGATGCCGTGGCAAAGCAGGAAGTAGCATTCTCGGACTATCTGCAGAATACGCTCGGAACGATGAGCGGAAGAATCATAGACAGCCCTTATGACTATTCACGAGACTTTCCTACCGTATCTCCCGACCATGCAGAGGAATTCAACATAGCCGTGCAGGATGCCGTGAGAGGACGTTATCTCGGTTCTGCATACAGAAAGACTATAGGCGAATACAACTATGGCAGCGCATTATTTGAGACGATGAAGGTGGTGAATATCATAGACCGCATAAAGCAGCATCTTGACGCAGGGCGCAAGGTGGTGATATTCCACCGCAGGACAGAGACGAAGACCCCGATAAAGCCGCCGTTCGCCTATATGCTTGAAGTTGCCAACAAGGAAATCTCTTTGATGCGACCGGGCAAGGAGAGGGAAGAGTATATCCGGGAGGTGAATGCTTTCCGCAAGGAACATGCCGGGCTGTTGCAATGGGAGAAGACCTTGGACTACAGTATGCCGAGAGAGCAGCTTGCCAAGGTGTTCGGCAAGAACAACGTGCTGTTCTTCAGTGGCAAGGAAAGCAAGACGGTGAAGGATAAAGCCGTAGATACGTTCAACGACGACAATAGCGGCAAGAACATCATTGTGATACAGGAGGCGAGCGGCAAGGAAGGAATCTCTCTGCACGACACGACAGGCGAGCATCAGCGAGTATGTATAACGCTTGGTCTGCCTCAGAGTCCAATCACGGCATTGCAGATAGAGGGACGCACGTACCGAATCGGCAACAAGAGCAATGCCATCTTTGAATATCCTATATTGGGTTTGAACTCTGAGATGATGCTGTTTGGCGAGAAGTTCAACAATCAGGTGTCAACGACAGAGAACCTTGCACTTGGCAGTCAGGCGAGAAACTTGCGAGAGAGTTTTGCCAAAGGCATACTGGAGCATAGCGGAATTGTACCTATAGACCAACAGGGAGTCGGCGGCAAGGAGTTTGACGCACCAAAGCAAGGTGACAGTGATCCGTTTGACGATGCCGTGCTTGACTACTACAGCAACCAGAAGCTCAACAGGAAGAACCGAGAAGGTGTGGACTATTTTCCAACGCCGGAGCCACTTGGCTACAAGATGATGGAATGGGCAAGAGCCGGAGAGGGCGACACTATATTGGAGCCGAGTGCTGGACATGGAGCTATAGCAAGGTATGCGCCCAAGGAGAACCAGTTGACAGGAATAGAGCCAAGTCAGAGCCTGTTCGCCAAGTTGCAGTTGAAGGCAGGAGGTTTGGGCAGGAAATTCATGAACACCGTGTTTGAGAACTACGACATAAGCAACAAGCACGACGTAGTTGTAATGAATCCACCGTTCGGTACGGCAGGAGCGACAGCGATAGCCCATCTTGACAAGGCGTTCAAGCACTTGGAGGAAGGCGGTAGAGTTGTAGCCATAATACCGAGAGGCAGCACAGACAAGAAGTTTGACAAATGGCTGGACGGACAGAAGAACGTTGCCATGCGTGCAGAGGTAGACCTACCCGACATAGTATTCCAGCAGGCAGGAACATCGGTAGTGAGCCGTGTTGTGGTGCTCGACAAGATAACGGATGCGGCATTGCGCAGCAAGGCAGGCAAAACGGAGCGTATAGACCTTAGCGGACGCTATGACAAGATAGAGGATTTCTTTGAGGAGCTGAGAAATATAGAGATGCCTGAGCGAATCATAGACACGCAAGCCAAGATGCAGAAGAAGGCGAAGGCGGCGAGGACCAGTATCAAGGAGATAAAGGGTGTAAGAGACGTGAAGCTTGACAAGAACGGCATCTTGGTAAGCATGCGAGGTGACTGGATGGACTACGGCATCAGTTTCTCGGGCAGCGACAAGCCTCAGTATTGGAGAGAGAAGATGTCAAACTTCTACGAGAAGTATGAGGAGTTGGAGAAATCAGCCTTCAACGAATACAAGAAAGCTGTATTCGGCGAGATGAAAGAGCTTAGCTGCAAGCTTGCCGGAATGACCGAGGATGAGATGCAGAGATATATAGCAGGTCGCAGGAACAGTGGCGAACAGGATGGTGTTCATTTCAGAACAGAGGAAGATATCGAGGATGTCAACAAGAGGTTCAATGAGCGTCTTGAAAGTCTGAAAGCTGACCCTAAACAAAAGGGTGGAGAACTGAAACTTGGATATCCGGGTACATTCTTAAAAGATGCAGGATTTGGTGACAGCGAAATTGTTTTGGAATATGCCAAGATAGAAAGAAAGTCATCGGAGGAATACAAGAATGACCATCCTTTTGATGTTGAAGATATAAAGGATTTGCCGAAAGCCATAAATACCCCTATTGCCGTATTTGATAATACAAACGGGAAAGAGGCAGGAAAGACAATTCTTACAGAGCTGCAAAAGGACGGAAGGAATTTTATTGTTGCTATACGTGCAGCAGAACGTCGTCAAAAGGGTGGAATATTTTTGGAAGTAAACGAAATAAAAACTTTGTTCCCGAAAGAAGCACGTGGAATCGTAAATTGGTTTAACACGGGTAAGACCTGTAATGTAGACAAAGAAAAAGCCCTCACTTGGTTAGGGGCCCTCCGCACCCATCGCGGAACCTGGCTAACCGAGCAAGAGCTTTCTTCTGCCACAAATGTAGTGAAAGGTTTTGATATAGAAAAGCGCAAGTCGCTGAATTTTCGCATAGGGGATAATAAAACCGAAAAACAGAACAATTCTGTTGCGACAATATCAGAGGATGCTCCGGTAGTGGTGAAGCATGTGGACAGAGTGTCGAAGGAGACAGGAGTGAAGGTGAACATGGTGCAGAGCGCAGAGGAAGTGAGCAGTCCGAGAGTGAAGAAAGCCATAGAGGATGGCAAAGAGGTTACAGGCTGGTATGACGAAAGGACAGGCGAGGTGCATCTGTATATGCCGAATATCCATGACCGGTATACCGCCGAGAAGACCATCTGGCATGAGACGGTAGGACACAAGGGCATGCGTGGATTGATGGGCGAGCAGTTTGACAGATTCCTTCGTGACATGTGGTATGACCTTGACAAGCCCGAGAATGCGGAGCTGAAGAAGCTCGTGGACGAAGAGAGGAGACGCAATCCGCTGAATATCTATGATGCCATAGAGGAAGGGATAGCGAGACTTGCCGAGGAAGGCGGAGGCGAGCCGGGTTTCTGGCGAAATATCAGAAACAAGGTGACGGACTTCTTCCGTGAGATAGGCTACAGGATAGCACCGAACACGAAGGACGTGAAGTATCTGTTGTGGCTGAGCAAGAACCTACAGAAGAATCCTAACGATGTGTTCTACAAGATGAGGGCAGAAGCCGTGAGATGGCGACTGGACCATGAGGCAGTACCCGATGTGATAGAGGCGAACGGCATGTTCTTTGACAATGACGGGAAGAATCGAGAATACGTGCTTGACTTGAGCCAAAAGGACTTTGAGCAGGCTACAGACGGTAAGATACATTTCAGGACATCACCAGCCACGGCATCCAAGATAGAAGAGTATAACAGACGACTTGAAGGGAAAATCTACTCAGCCAAGGAGAGTACGGTGGACTATATGCAGTCTGTGCAGGAGTATATGGAAACCGTATCGGGAAAGAAGAATGTGGCAAGAGACATCCCGTCTTCTTGTAATCCGCTGCAAGCTGAAAACAGAAGCAGTAGTATAAGTCAGAAGAAATGCGATAGATACGACAGGAAGTATATGACTCCTCTTGATGATGTTTTCAAGAAAGTTATTTCGTATGTGGATGGAAAGAACAGCGATTTCCAGAAGCAGAATACGGAGCTTTATATGATTATGAAGCATGGACTGGAGAGAAATCGAGTGTTCTTTGTGCGCGACCGTATCGGAGAAAATCTGAGAGAGGAAATAAAGAGCATAAGGGAAGCTGCTGAGCAACAGCCAGAACCGAAGAAATGGGAACGCACAGAGACAGAGAAGGCGAAGATGAAAGCAGATGCTCTGTCAAAAGAGTGGGAACAGAAGTTTGGTGAGCTGAGCAAAGACTTGGAAGATGGCAAGCTACAGCTTGACGAATACTACGGACAGATGGACGAGTGGATTCGCAGTAAGATATACGAGGAGTATGAATCCACCAAATATGACTACTCCGGTCTTACTGATATTATCAAGAACACTAAAGACTGGAAGAGTGATGCCGACATCATAGAAAAGGTAAAGGATGTAGAGAAGAAAATCAATGACGGGAAGAGCGGATTGGTAAAGGAATTCTGGGAGAAGAAGAGAGCCGCTACCGATGCTATCATAGATTCGGAATACGATTCGGGTAAGATAGACAAAGATTCGGCGGCGCACTTCAAGAGTATGTTCAACTGGTATGTGCCATTGAGAAAGTTCAATGAGACTACCGCCGAGGATGTATACGGTTATATCACAGAGAGCGGCGACCCCAGTCAGTATATAGGTTCTGTCATAGCCAAGGCGAACGGACGAAAGAGCCTTAGCGATACCAATGTGATGGCTCAGATATTTGCGATGGCGAAAAGTTCCATAATAAGCGGAGAGAAGAATATTGTGAAACAATACTTCGCAAGATTCGTGGAGGCTTACGAGACAGGCGAAGCACAGGAAAAGGTTTTTGTAGAGATACATCCTTGGGCTGAAAGGCATGTCGTTGACGGCAAAGAAGTGTGGGAAGAGGTATATCCACAAGTGCCAGAGGATGCCACCCAGCATGAGATAAGCGATATATTACAGACTTTTGAAGACAAGATGCGGGCGAAGGAGGCTTTGGGCGAGGCAAGGCTATTGACACGTAGAGGCAGTGTCGGCTACAAGTTTCAGCGTGAGAAAAACAAGAATGAGCATATAGTAGAGGTGTATATTGCCGGTAAGAAGCGTATGTATTTCTGTCAAGGCAACCCACGGGCAGCCCAAGCGATAAACGGTCTGTTGCACGATTCTGGAACGTCAAAAGGCAAGCTGTCGGCATGGATTTCAAAGAAGTCGTCATCCATCAACAGGACATGTGCGCAGCTGAACACGTCATACAACCCGGACTTCTTCTCCTCCAACATGGTACGAGACTTTACTGTGTCATCCGCAATTCTTGTCAAGGAAGGACCGAAATACGCAAAGAGGTTCTGTAGGGAGTATTACAACAACTTGAAGTTCCTCAATGGTGAGGACAGCTATTGGAAGATGCTCGGCAAGTATAACAATGACAAGATAGACGAAAGCAACACACGTCAGAAGTACTTCAAGGAGTTCATGGACAATGGCGGTCAGACAGGTTTCGTGCAGCTTGAGAAGCTTGAAAGAGTCATTAAGGAGTATAACAACCTTGTAAAGACAGGCAAGAGAGACGCTGACGGATGGTTTGCGAGAGCTTTGAAGAAGGCGGGATTCATCGAGATCGCTAACGAGACGTTTGAGAACATAGCGAGATATTCATGCTACGTGACATCAAGAGAGTCTGGGCGAAGTATAGGACGAAGTGTATATGATGCAAAGGAAGTTTCGGGCAACTTCAATAGGCACGGAAGCGGAGATGCCATCAGTACTTTGAAGACAGCGAATGACAGTAAGTCGGACGTGGCGTTCAGAAATGTAGTCGGCTTCTTCAACAGCTACATGAAGAATCACACGATGTTCTACAATGCTGGTGTGCAGGGTGCGAACATGTTGTTTAAGAACTATAAGTTTGCTCCTGTGGCAACGGCAATGTCGTTAGGTGTGATGCCGTTTGCCTTGAATATGGCAATCGCTGCGATAAACCAGTTTTTGATGGGCATAGAAGACGAGAAGAAGCGAGGTGGCGTGAAAGACCCTTATGCCGAGTTGCCAGAGTGGAAACGAAGGAACAATATCAACATCTATATATTTAGAGGTCATTTCTTCACGTTGCCGTTAGGTATAGAGTTGAGAGCCTTTTACGGGCTTGGCGATGTAGCCTTGGCACATAGCTTCTATGATGGTTTGAAGAGTGACACTCCGATAGGATATGACATACTCGGACAGTTGGCGCAGCTGGTACCAAGTTCTGACTTTTTGGGGCATCATGCTCCGGGCGACAATACAACAGACGCATTGAAGGATGTAGCACTTGCTGTAACACCAACAGCACTGAAGGCTGGTGGTGAACTTGTAGCTAACAGAGACTGGACGGGGCGACCGATATACCGAGACCAGACCTATCTTGACATAGCTCCAAGATGGAAGCGAGCTTATGACAGTACGAATGAAGCGTTTGTAAAAGTTAATAAGTTGGCAAACAAATGGACTGCGGATATGCCGGATGCGACGGAAGATATGAAGGGTAATGATGCGGCAGACTTTTGGACAGCCCCTTACGGTTGGCAGCACATGATGGAAGGTTATGTTGGCGGTATGGGAGCTACCATAGGCAGAGTGGCTAAGACAGGATATGCCGTAGGCAAAAGCCTTAAGGCTGGATATAATGGCGAGAATGCTATCAAGGATGCTTATGCCGAATGGGAGAAGTTTGACAAGAATCAGATACCATTATACCGAAACTTCATCTATACTTCCACCGAGGGGCATGACATGCAGAGAACGAAGTCGAAGTGGTACAACTATACAGATGAGCTACGGCAGACGAAGTATAACTTAGACCAGTTGAAGACCAATACTCCCGACTTGAAGTTAAACTTGGAGAACGAGGCTAAGAAGTATAAGTTCAGTCAAGGCAAGGAGGGTCGGAGGCTTGAAATATGGAATGCTGCAAATAGTTATATCGGCAAGAAGAAGAATCTTCTGAAGAAGACCTCAGACCCAGAGGTAATAAAGTCGATAAATAACGACATCAATCTTAAGATGCAGGAAGCCGTGAGGGATTTGGATAAGTTGAGTGAGTAGTTTCCAAAATGGAAATAACCAGTAGGGGAAGAGCGAGCTTAATGCTCACTCTTCTCTTTATTCAAAATAAATGTATTCCCCTTTTTTTTCTTTGTAGGCTATATAAATAAAATATCCAATTAGATATAACACCAATTCTATCATTGTTATAATAATAAAGAAATAATCTTCCCTTATAGAAGAAATGACTATTCTTTTTGTGTCAAAATGGTCCAACAAAAAAAGAATGGAGAAAAGGATGATATAAAACCCTGCAATTATACCAACGACATATCCTATTATATGGGGTTCTTCTTTTCTGTAGAAATAATCCAGCAAATCTAATTCTTTAGAATAATATGTGCGTGCGATTATTACAGGAGAGCAGACTAACGGATAGAACAAAGCGACTGTCATTATTTCGTTCAAGTAGTCTTTCCCGAAATAATAGTAATCCAAAAGGCTCATAATAATACAGCATAACATGTTTGACAAGACCCAAAGCAAATATCTATATCTGGATCTGTGCGTTTTGGAAGAACACATGTCAATAAGAAAAGGGGCGGCAGAAGCAACAATAAGTATCATGTTTTGGTAGGTCATATTGTCTCCACATCTTTTAGCCCATAAATATAAGACAGGCATATAAAGTAATACCCAAGTGGAAATTCTTACATGATGACAGAGAAGAAATCTCTTAATACCTGTTTTGTTTGTTCTTTGTTTCATTTGTTGTAATATTCTCTATATTTTTCACTATAACATATATGGCATGGTGTTTTATACATGTCTATAGCTTCTTTTTTTGTAAGCTTCATAACAATACCACTGCAATTCCTTAATCCCTTGCAATACTCTGTCCTGTGGAATCTTCTTGAATATCCTCCAGTACATATATACACATTATCTGCACAAGACGACAGAGTTATAACTCCTAAGAGTACATAAAATAATAAGACTGATTTCTTCATAGAAATAATTGTTAAAGCGTAATCCTTTTGCAAAAGTATAAAAAAAATCAATAGGGTGTATCTTAAAAAAGTGTTTTATTTTTTTTGATGCAAATAATCCTCATGGTAAGTGGTTGAAAGTATGGTAGTTAGGTGCGGAAAAATAGATGTTGAGGATAGTTAGGTATGATGGATATTGGTTAGTAACTTTGCAGCAAGTTCAATAGTGGACGAAACCAACACAAAAACTATTTATTATTATGGAAGCAGAGAAAATAATCTGTTGCGATGGAGCGCGAAACAATGATGCTCTCGCATGGGCGGCAATGGCAAACAGGGACAATGACATGAACGGTTGGATGAATAATCCTTTCGCTTATATAATGTTTATGGCGATGTTCGGCAATGGCGGTTTTGGTTGGGGCAACCGCGGCAACCAAGTTCAGGATGCCGAAATCCAATCAAAGCTGAACCAGTTGAGCACCCAACTACAGGATGGCAACAACACCAATCTTTTGATGGATGCCATCAAGGGCAGCAACACCGCTTTGGGCCAGCTTGCAAGTAACTTGAACTGCGATTTCAACCAGTTGCAGAGCGGTATCTGCGCCGTGCAGTCAGCCATTCAGCAAGTAGGCGGTCAGGTGGGTTATTCGGCAGAGCGAGTGATTAATGCCGTGAACTTGGGCGACATGAACCTCATTCAGCAGTTGAAGGACTGTTGCTGCCAGACTCAGCAGAACATTATCCGCATGGGTTATGAGAACCAGCTGGGACAGAAGGACATCGTGAATCAGATGCAGCAAGGCTTCTCCTACACCAATACCGGTATAGAGAGAGCTGCAGCAAACATCGGGTTCCAGATGAGCCAGATAGCGTGTGACTTGAAGACGAACGCCAACGGCAACACTCAGAGGATCATCGACACTCTGAACTGTCACTGGAATCAAGACTTGCAGCAGAAGTACAATGATGCGAGGTTAGAGCTGTCACAGCAAAAGCAGAACGCTACGCTGATAGCGGCATTGGGTGCCAAGACCACCGCTACGGCATGAATGGAGGAAGGGTCTTTGCCTACGGAAAAGAAATCCGAGCAAAGGCTCTTCCCTTTTGTTTCACGTAAGAGGAAAGGGAAGAAGATATGACATTCAAGGATATGAAACAGGGATACCCTGTGTATATGTTGCACAAGGGTGACGAGATGAGAGTGGGAACCGGCAAGGTGGTGACGGCAACCGCACCGAGATTTCCGCAACAGTATAGCGGACAGGCTCTTGCCATGGTAGTAGACGTGACGATAGAGGAGGACGGCACGAACAAGACCTATACCATGCCTGCCGATTCAACGGTGGTGAGTGCCGGGATGACGGTATTGTCGGTAGACAGAGAGGGTATCCTCCGTGATATGGAGGCGATGAAAGCCGAGAGTGAGGATGCACTTGCTTCGATGGAGAAGCACAGAGCGAGGGTAGAAAGCTGCGATAAGATTCTGACAGAGTGGAATCCTGTTCTTGCGGAGAAGAAGAAGCAGGAGGAGCGGATAGGCTCTTTGGAGAATGGTATGAACGAGCTGAAAGCTATGATGAGGGCTTTAAGTGAAAAGTTAGGTTAGGAGGATTGGTTATGGTAATGTATATATTGTTAAATGACGTAAGAGTGACGCATGAGCCGCATTTTTGTGAAAAAACCGCAAAAAAGGCAATGAAAGGACTGCGATATGTAGACAAGGAAGGTGTGGAGCATACGGAACCGAAGTGGACGGAGAGGATGATAGAGGAAGCGACGAAAGACTTGGAGTTTCCCGAAGGTACAACAGTATGGGACAAATATGTGGCATACAACTCCTTCTATGCAGACACGTGTAGGGTGTTGTCGGATGGTGAGGCTTTCAAGGCTGCCTACGAGTTTTACTTCAAGGATGATGATTATGTATTGGAGGGGAGTAAGATTTGGTGGTACATGAGGGCAATGATTGGTGATTAGGGTGAGAAAGAGGGAAAGGCGAGCGGTGGGGTTCGCCTTTTCTTTTGGTGTATTATTACTTTTTGGATAAAGTTATAAAAAACAACGACAGATTGTAGAATTATTGTATAATATTTTACGATAAAAGTTGTGTAAAGAGGAATATTTTATTACTTTTGTGTGGTGATTACGCTTAAAATGATATAAGATATGAAGAAGATAGTGTTATTTGTTATGCCGTTCTGTCTACTTGGTTGTTCTGAAAATAAAGAGAAAGAGGAGCCAAAGAGAGGAGAACTTACGGAGTTTGTTTATGTTGACAGGTCTAAGTGTCTTCATGTTGACAAAAACTGCATGAGTCTGATTTATTTGGGTGATGAAGATAATTCAAAGGGAAATTATCAGGTGAGTTTCGTTGAAACAAAAAGTCTTTCTCACAAAGACTACAAGTCGGTTTGCAGTCTTTGTGTATCAAATGAAACTTTCAAAAAGATAAGGGAAATCACAGAAAATAACAGCTATGGGGAGGAAGAAGAAAGCGATAGTTGCTTTTCTAATACAAAAAGTTTAGGACTATAATATGAGGAAGATTATCTTGTTATTCAGCATTATTGTGTGTTTATCTTCGTGCTCTAACATGGTGTATGTTTGTACGGGAGGATATTCATATAGATACCACAAATCAAGGTCTTGTGATGGGCTAAGTAATTGCGGAGGAGAGATTAAAGAAGTAAGTAAAGAAGAGGCAAAGAGTATTGGTAGGACTCCTTGCCGTATGTGCTATTAGGAGGAATAAAAAATGAGGCAGGTTCTTAGTTCTGCCTCACCTTATTATAATATACAACATCTTGCTAATGCGCCGATGGGAATGGAGAGGATGCCTCTAATGAGATTTCCTCTGTTCCATCTTCCTTGATAGTAGTGGCAGCGGTCGTTGTCTTCATGTATTATGAGGGCAAGTATGGCGTAGCCACTTCCGAAGAGCATGGCGATAAGAAAGTATACCGCCATGCCGAGGATATTGTTTCGGTTTCTTTTAGTCATGAGGCTGTTCAGATGATGGGTCCTCATACACCAAGTTATGCTCATCTACGTAAGCCTTGGCTTCTGAGTATGTATCAAACTCTACTGCGGTGGCATTCACTGATGGGAATACCTCAGCATTATCACCTTCCTCTGTGAGAGGGAACACCATCTTGGTTCCCTCATGTACCACCTTATACTTCTTTGTTAACTTAATGACTGCGCATTTGCCGTGCAATGCACGAAAATCCTTTCTATCTTTCGCATAATCATTACCAATCTATTTTTACTGTTCCTGATGATGCACCTGAAGGTATCCAAATCTCCCAAGGCTGGGAATAGAAACCATACTTGACAGTATGACTGCCATAATAACCTACTTTTGAGGAAGTACTGGCTGTATAAATCTGGTCTTCACTATCTGTGTCCATATATAGTATCCATTTAGTACTTCCATTCACTGTCTCACATCTTACAATATTTAATAGCATATTAGAGCCTGTAACATCCATAAATGGAGTACTGCTCCAATAACTGGATGGTATCTTTAAGCAGGGAGCCAAAATGCCATTCAGCAATGTTCTCAGATTACTGAGGGTTATCTCTTTATTTGTTGAACCGTCTGAATAATAGAACTTCTTTTTTAGAGCATAATCCAAAATAACACCATAAGTATATTTTCTGGATAATACCTGACTGTCATTTGATATTGTTATAATACTCCTACCCTGCAAAGCTGCCCTGATGATATAATAATCCTTTTCATTTAAATTGTCCTTTATCTTCTTGAAAATCTTTGTCAAGGCATCACTCGTCATACTAAACATGCCCATATCTTTTACTTTTTATTTAAATGGGTCAGGACAGGACAAACATACCCACTCCCGACCCAGCAATCTTATATTACCACTCTCTTAGACCATAACTTACTTAGCGTTATTCCACAATGTTGTGATATCATCATCTGTAAGATCTGTAAACTCACTGGAATCAACCTTACCATCTATAGTGTCCTGCATAGCGTTAAGGGAAGCACAGACTACCTTATTCTGCAAAGGATTTGTAGAAGTAGTACTTAATGTAGTATCTACAACAGTTTTATTAGCACCTGTAGCTATACCATCAAGTTTTGTTTTATCTGTACTTGACATCAAACCATTATTACTTGTAGTAGCTACACCATAAGTAGTGTTGTTATCTGTCCAAGGAACGTTCACAAATGCACGACCGTTATAGAAAAGTTCTACAGGGTATAATCTATCACTTTTTGCAGTAGTAGAATGAAAACCATTTATAACAGTCTCTTGAGTTTTTGTATCAAATGATATAGGAGTACCAATACTTTTTGCCCTAACACCTCCAAGAGCACCTTCTGTAGCTGTTGGCAAAGTATATTTGTTGGCTCCCGTAGTTATGCCATCCAACTTGGTTTTATATGCTGCCGTAAAGTCATTTGTACTCAAACCCTTACCACTCACCTTATCCACCTTGTTGTTCAAGGCTGCCTGTGTAGCTGTAGATATAGGCTTGTTAGTGTCACTGGTATTATCTACATTACCAAGACCTACTGCACTCTTCGACAACTCCGTCTTCTTAACATAAGGTGCCAAGTCTACATTTGCCTTCCACTCACCAAGCTGCTCCCAATAGAAAGTGATGGTAGACGAACCAGAAGGAGAGGTAGCACTTTTTGACAGTCTGACATACTCCTTGAAAACATTGTCTGTTCCACTTGCAGCACTCTTTACAAGATAAATCCTGCCACCTTTAGCAGAAGCGGCATCAGGAAGTGCAGTCACAACTTCACACAACGTTGTGTCGATACCAAGATCTCCAAGAGTAAGATTACCGCTACCTACAAGACTTACATTATTGATAGTCTTCACAGCTGCAACTTTTTTCTTAGCCTCTGCCAAAGCTCCTGCTGCAGCAGTAACAGCATTATCTGCCGTATTCTGTGCAGTAGCTGCATTAGTCTTAGCTGTATTAGCTGTACTCTGGGCTGTATTAATTGAACCCTTTACAAGTGAAGCAAATTTGCTCAAATTGTCTTTTGATATATATTCTCTTGCCATAATCTAATTTTTTATAATTGTTTTAATTGTATCTATATTAGTTTTACTTCGTAATAGCATCACTCCACAGACTGTCTATATCTGCATCTGCAAGGGCTGTAAGCTCTGCCTCCTTGACATATTTCTTGTCTGCCTCTGCTGTTGTCTGATAGGAACTCATGTCCACGGTAGCTGCACTGAACTTCTGCCAGCCTTCGGCACTATTCCTGTTATCCCAATTCTTCAACTGATACAAATCTCCATTGCCCTTGTCATCAGCATCTACTACATACCACAACTGACCTATTGCATCATTGTCTGTATTGTTCTTGGAAACACTCAACTGCCAGTCTTTCAAAGCATACAGAGCTGTGAGATTTGCTACAGTCCTATGACCACTTATCTCATCTGCATATACAATACCATAACCTGTTCCTGTGGTATTGTTGCTCCTCAGGGTATTTGCCTGCGCCAAACCTTTTCTTGCCATATCTATTGTCCTTTCTTTTTAACTGTTATAAAACTATGCAATATCCAATTTAGCATTGCTGAATGCTCCCATCTGCTCACTGGTATATACATTATACTCCAACTGCATGCCTGTCTCAGGGTCTTTCACTGTCAGAGTATTGAATGTGAAACCTCCATCAAGCAAGGGAACTGCATCGTTCATTGTTATCTTTGTCAGCTTGCCCAACTTGGATGGATAAGCATATACATAATACTGCTGGCTGGTTGTAGTCACTCCCGTCAGGACCTTTCCCCTGCCATTCTGGGCAACATAGCTACCTCCATTGATTGATGTCTGAAGTTTCTCCTCCAAACCACTCTTGTCAAGAGCTGAGGTAACTGCTCCTGCAAATACTTTATACTGGAAATGCACACTGATTGAGGCAGATTTGGTGTCAAAGTCTGCTGCACTTGCTGCCTTGACATAGCCGTTCTCTACTATCAGTCCCTGCTTTGGAGCCTTCACACTTGCAGTAATCGTGGTATCTGAAGTAATGTTGTCTACGGTAATCTCTTCAGAATAAAGACCTGACTTTGGAAGCATCTTATTTTTCCAGTTGCCACCATTCACTGCTGTAGGATTCTTATAGCCTGCAGTCTCCTGCCATTTATAGCTTCCTGTAAATGCCACAATATAACCATAAAGTGTATCAAGACTGCCCATAGCTGTACATGCGACTGAAGTGCCGTCTGCTGTCTTCACTTTCCAAGGGGATACAACTGTCTGGGTACTGGTGTTGAAATTGGCAATGCTCAAACCTACCAATGGCAAATCTCCATCCATGATTGCCTTGATGTCCTTGGCATTCTTGGCTCCCTTGTCTCCTGCATAGGCTGTAGAAGAGGTCTCTCCCAATGATACACCGCCTGAGCTTATTTCCACCAGCTCTGTACCACCCCAACGGTAGGTCTTGTTGGTATTTATATCTACAAATATCTTACCTCCATAAGGATTACCGTTCAGCTCCTGATAGTTCTCCCTCGTTCCCCAGTTATTGTAGTAGGTCTTTGCTTGGGTAAGACCCGTCTGAGCTGCAAAACACTTCTTGGCTCTTACATATACTACAGTATATACTGTACTGCCACCCAAGCTTTCTGTCAGAATAGTAGCATCGTCTACAAGACCATAAAACTCCACTACATCATCAACATAACTTGGTAGCTTGTCTGCTGGTATCATACCATTCTCATCCAAACTTACCTTCTTGTCAAGCTCTGGCTTGATCTTATTGGCTATGAGATGCCTCAAACCTGTCTCATCTAAAAACTTTTTCTCCATATTGATAATAATTTATATAATGTTTACTCATTTATATTCCATATCTCATCTATTTTGCTGTCAGCAATACTGCCTACATTGCCTCCTGTAGAAGATACTTCTACCAAATCACTGCCACTCCACCTGTAGCTCTTCTGTGTTGTCTTGTCTACAAAGATCTTGTTGGAGTGGGGAACTGGCTGCTGAGCATCATCATTCTGATACTTTGCATATGTCTCCCATACATTGTAATACAATGGAGGTTTTGAAACAGATACTCCTCCACTTGCCTGCGGCACCTGAGCTGCAAAATACTTCTTTGCCTTCACATATACTACTGTATAGTTGGAGGCTGTGGTACCCACCTGTTGTATCTCAGCATCATCCACAAAGCCATCAAACTCAACCATCTCCATACTATTACCAGGAATGAGTTCTGAAGGTATCATGCCATTCTCATCAAGCTCTACCTTATTTCCTAAAGCTGCCTTGATCTTCTTTACAAGATAGTCAAGTCCAATCTCATCTAAAAATCTTGAATTTTCCATATCTTTTTTCGTTTACTTAGTTTCTTTCCCATATATCGGCTATATCACTGTTCTCTATCTTTGACACACTGCTTCCTTGGGAGATAATGTCTTGTATCATCTTCTCAAGTTCCTGAGTCTTGCCTTTTAAAGCTTGGATGTCCTTGAACGCTTGTTCTATTTCTAATATCGTATCTGAAGGAATCCCCGTGGCTGCCTCAATAAGCTTTAGTAAAGATGGGCTAAGCTTTTCAGCCGTTACCGACCCCTTAGCTATCTTGCCAGTAGTCACCGAAGCGTCAGCCAACCTATCCGTAGTGATAGCGGACTTATCAATATCGTCCGTCTTAATCAGCGGCACCATAGTACCGAGTTTAACATCTTGTTTATATGTAGGCATATCTGATAAGTTTAGGTTCAGAGGAAGTAAAAATGCGAATAGTAGAAGCTGGTGCGTTTAGCTGCATGCGCAGATGGAAAACCGTAGCGTTCCTGTGCTTCTTCATGGGAACCATAGGGAACTCGCCGTTTCGGTTCTTCTGTCTGATAACCACCTTGCCCGGTGTCTTCAGTTCAATCATGAGATAGAAGTTGCGTTGTTCCGTAATATCGGGAGAGACCCACGCCTTTTCCGTATTGCTGTATGTTGCAGAAATATTCTTCATATCACTTCGCTGTTTGGTTAACGCCCAGTTGCTGCAGGGCAATAGAATACATTTGTGTAGCCTTGGTATCATCATAGGCAGACAGGAGCAGGAATGCGATATAATAGATGAGGGCATTTCTGAAAGTGTCAGGAATGTTGACCACCTCATTCTTGTTTTCGTCCTGAGAGGTCTGCGTAGGCACACCGACGTAAGACACCGTGACAATTCTGTCTTCGGGAACCGGCTGTACGAGAAGTTTCAGAGGCGACACACGCATGATAGCCGCAAGCGGTCTGTCGGCGGTCCCCTTAGACGACTCGTCAAACATAAGCAGTTCCTCATCATCAGTATCTTCCATCGGAACAACCCCCTTGTGCCATCCCTTAGCCCTAACACGATTGATGTTAAAGACAGCGAGATTAGAAGGCATAGAGATAATGCCTATGTCGGGATAATTCTCGTACAGCTCCACCGAAATATCAGTAGACACCGACACCGAGCTTGCCGCCTTGGTATCAGAAGACCCCGACAAGACAGACGAAGCCGTGGCAGTGATAGCAATCCAGTGGAGAGCGTCAGGGATTTTTGCCTTTATGATATTATCCATATAGGCATCCTCCTTGTCGTCGATGATAGCAGAAGAGTTGTTCGACTCTTCGTCAACGCACCACCTAACAGCCTTAATTATTTCCTCTACGCTCATGATACCACAGATAAAAAAGGTTACTCGTTAAAATCCGGGAATATAAGCCCAGCCTTAGAAGCATGCTTCATAGCTGTGGCGAGAGTCTTGCACTCCTTATCGAAGCGGTCGTTGATGTACGCAATGACCTCATCAGAAGTGTAAATATCCCTCACCTCCTCCGTCTTCGGCTGTTTAGGAGCGGCAGGAGTAGGAAAGGAAACAGAGTTTGTTTCATTCTCACGTTCCGCTTTCTCGCCCGGGAACTCCTCCTGTTCGTGTTCTATAACCACCGTTTCCCCCTTAAAGAGCAAGCTATCCTCCAGTAGCTCCTGAAAATAGCGTACTCTCAGCGTGAGAGTAGGGTATTTGTTAATATTTATATTACCGTCAGTGAAGTTAAAGCGCACCTCATTACCCTGCTTGCCATATAGCAGATAGCTGACATTGTTACGATGAACCCTTGCTTTATATGTTTTAATCATATTCTTATACTTTCTTTTTAAATGGGCAGGACTGAAACATCCTGCCCGTTGATAGCTTATTTATGAAACGTCAGTTACGCAGCTGTATCCTGTCCGGTGTATACAGTCCAAGCGGTGCCAGTGTAGTAGTATACAGAACCCTTCTCGTAAGTGGTCTCACCAACCTTATAGTCCTGTGTGAGAGCCACCTTCATACCCTTAGACGGAGTGTCCGGCAGTTTTGGTGCAGAGATGATGGTGCCGAGTGATTCGGTAGCAATCTGTGCAATCTTAGAAGCCGGTCCGACGAGAATAGAGTTGTAGCCACGCAGCGCCACAGTGTCAGCCTCCTGGTGAATCCAACGCTTAGCGTCACGCACTTCTCCACCACCCTTCGACATATCGTTGGTCTGTTCCTTCTTTCCAATCTTGACATAACGTCGGGAAGCCTTCGGGTCGAAGATAACCATGAAGTCTGACATACCCAAGAGGTCGAGCGTCTGTGCCCATACGAAATCGATGGAGCCGAAAGTGTCCTTGAAACGCTTGAAGGTAAGGTCAAACTCATTATGGTTGATGAAGTCATTCTGATGGCTACCCTCAAGCTTGACGTTCTCAAGACGCTCGATAGCGTTCTTTCCGCAGAATGCGAAGCATCGGTCGTTTTCCGAGAATTCGGTAAACTGGAGCTTAGAGAGAGCGACAAAGTCTCCGAGCGTGTAGGTATCTCCGATAGCATACGTATTGGTGAGCTGATTTATGATACCCTCCGAAGTGTAGACATCCTCAATCTGCCCGTCGCCAGTTTCCGCTTTGAATCGAGACTTACAACCCAAAAGGTAAGTACGTTCCGCACGAAGGTTGTACTTGATAATAGCGTCAGTTTTGAGGTCAGCCACTGTGATAGGCTGTTCCTTCTTCACCTTCTCGTAGTCGTCGGTAAACACGATGTTCAGAAGTTTCTTCTGTACATACACCTTTTTCTCTCTTGGCTGGAAGTTCTCAGGAGTGATAGTAAGCTGAGACTCCGAAGCCGCCGAAGCCGCCGCGAGCAGCGTAGTACCGACAGGGATAGCAGGACACGTCATGTTGTCAAGATTCTCTCTTGTGTCACCCTCGTTCTTCGGCTGACCATTGACAGCCTGCATGACAGCCTTCTTGCCGTTAGCCTCGATGACGTAGAGCATAAGAGTACCCTCTTTCTTGGTTTTGGAGCCCTCCGCATAACCAGCGACACCCGAAGCAATCACAGTAGTACCCTTATAGAAAGGACGGATAGAGCCAGAGAAGTTAGTGGAATTAATCTCCACTGTATCGCCTGTAGGAATCTCGGTAGTCACCTGTCCGTCGAGCGTCTCACCACCGACACGCTGATGCGACACCTCCCAGTTCTTGATGTTCACCGTCTTTGCCATCTGACGGACGATAGAAAGAATAGGAGTCTTGAACGGATAGAACTTCACAATCTCGCTATCCCACTCCTTTTCGAGCAGTCCACCTTCACGAAGCTGAGTACTTGAAGCCTGCGAGCCAGTAAGGTCCTGACCATCCTTCTTGCCACCAGGGCTAAGACGGTCGCTTGTGTTAGCATCAACAGGCTCCTTAGCGTCAACCGTCTCCTTGGAAGCCGGTTCGGGACCCTCGTCACCAATCTGCGGTTCGAAAGTATCAGCCACAGCCATAACACCGCCGCCAGTCACGACAGCGAGAAGCATCAGAATCATCTTGCAGACGAACTGAGCATAATGGGAAAAAATAATATTCTTCTTCATCTTACTTATATGTATTAAAAAAATTAGTTACTGCGAATGCCGTCAAAGAAGCTCTCCCTCTTGCGTTTCGGTGCAGCCGGAGCATTACCAGCACCACTCGTAGAAAGCGAAGGCGGAATACCTTCCGAGGCAGAAGAGCGGATATTATTCTGAATCTTCTCGTTGCGAGCCTTCATTGCCGCCTCCTCACGAGCCGAAGAAATATCAGAATCATAGTTGTAGGCATTCATGAAAAGCTTCCAAGTGTCGGTGGATATATTTCCCTCCTCGGCATCACCGATAACTCCCCACACCTTAGCGTAGAGGTCGTTAGCCTCCTCTTCAGACAATCCGAGCTTATCAAGTACCTCACGTGACTTCTGGAGATTCTCCATCAGCTCCTCGCTATGTTTCTCCTGTTCTGCCACCTTCTCCTGATATTCAGTAATCTGTTCCGCTACCTTCTTGCCCAGCTCTTCATCTTCGAGAGCCGCCTTGATGTCGATGCCCTGCGAAGCCATCCACTCAAACGGGTGCATACCCTTACGTGTAGAGTCGAGTACCATAGCGGCGAGCCACTTGTTACTGTCAAGCATCTTGCTGAGAGCCGCGCCACTCTCCTCGTATTTGCCAAGAGCGTCAGCATCATCATTCATAGCAGCATAGCGAGCCTCCTTATCCTCGAAGTCAACATCAGAATGACGCTTAGCGAACCGCTTGGAAAAAGCCGTTCTGTTAGGGCGTTCATCGATGGTCTCGGCAGGATTAGCCTGCTGTGCAGCCGCATCAATATCCTTTTGATTCAAATCTGTTTTTGCCATATTCAAATGCGTTAAAACTTTTCGGCAAAGATGCAAATAACCAAAAGGCAAATTGCCGTATTCCAATCATGAACAAAGCGGCGGTTGGAATACGACAAAGAAGGGTTTGTTTCTCCCTATTTTTGCGCATATAATATAACAATGTGTAAGAAAAAATATGGTAAAGTCGAGATTACTGACACTAAGCCGTGTGATGCCCCGTCATAACAGCTATGACTCCGTGAAAGCCCGCAAGAGCCGTCAGGAGCACGGCAGAGACTGGGAGCTACGTTGCCGTTGCTATAACGCATGGAACAATCTCAGCGGAGTGCGAGAGACGAGGGCGAGGACGATGCGCTACTGCACAGGCGACCAATGGAGCGATACGGTGAGAGTGTACCGCCACGGCTATTGGCAAGAGATGAGCGAACGGGAGTATATGGAGAAGCGGAACCAGACCCCGATGAGCAACAACATAATGGTAAGCATCTTGGAAAGCATAACAGGACTATATGCCAAGCAAGGCACCGAACCCGTATGCTTTGCGAGAGACAACGACTCCCGGCAGCTCAGCGACATGATGAGTGCGACGATGCAGTGCAACTGGCAGACCACCGAGATGCAAGACATGCTGAACCATGCGATAAAAGACTATCTGCAAGGAGGGCAGATGTTCGTAAGAGAAAGTTGGGAAGACAAAGAGTTGGAGATGCCCGATTCGTGGACCGAGCTAATGGAGCCCGACCACATGTTCTTCGAGTGTGGCAGCGACCCACGGCACAACGATATAAGTCTGATAGGCGTTCTGCATGACGTAAGCCGGGAAGACCTATACAAGAAATTCGCAAGAGCAGAATACAATCTGACGATAGCCGACCTTGACAGCATCTTCGACATAAACCAGACAGACGACAGCAGCGAAGGCTACGAGTTCAACGAAGAGAAGCGACTTGAAAACCTCAGCTTCGACTACTCCAACAAAGGCAGACACTATGCGAGAGTAATCGAAGTGTGGACCACTGAGACCAAGGCAAGACTACAATGTTTCGACCCGATAGCGACGAGCGGCACGAAAGCCTACTTCCGCATAGACATGGACGATACGGCGATGATAGCCAAGCTCCGTAGCGACAACGAGAAGCGCAAGCAGCAGTATGACGAGGCAGGAGTGCCCGAAGACGAGCGAGCATACATCAAGAGCTGGGAGATAGCCGACAAATACTGGTATTACACCTATATGGCACCCGACGGCACGGTGCTATGCCAAGGTGAGACCCCCTATGACTACAAGAGCCATCCGTTTACGATGAAGCTGTACCCATATATCAACGGCGAGATACACCCGTTTATGGCGAACGTGATAGACCAGCAGCGGTATATCAACAGACTGATAGTAATGAACGACATGGCGATAAGAAGCAGCTTCAAGGGCTTCAAGATGATACCGACCACCGTGTTGGGCAACATGACCCCGGAGCAGTTTATGGAAAATGCCATAGAATACGACGGATGGATATTCTATACGCCGAAGAAGACCATGCCGAACGTAAGACCAGAGATAATAACCTCGAATGCGGTGAATATCGGCACCAACGAACTACTGCAGATAGAGCTGAATCTGATAAGAGAAGTGAGCAATGTGAGCGGAGCCCTGCAAGGCAAGACCCCTTCGGCAGGAACGTCAGCCGCACGCTATGCGCAAGAAAGCCAGAACGCCACCACTTCGCTCTACACCATCCTTTCAGACATGGACGTGTTTACCGAGAAGCTTGCCACCAAGAAGTGCATGACGATCCAGCAGTTCTATGAAGATGGCAGGAAGGTATACGACAGGAATTTCAACAAGGTATACAAATACGACAGGTTGTCGGCAAGAGACATACACTTCAAGATAAGCATCAAGAACGCCGCTGCCACCGCCACCTACAACACCATGCAGAACGACACCCTTGACAAGCTGTTGGAGATGGGCGGCATAAACATCGTGCAGTATCTGCAGAACCTCAATGCCCCATTTGCCGACAAGCTGTTGGCAAGCGTACAGGAGCAGCAGGCGCAGCTCGAACAGATGTATGCACAGCAGCAACAGATGGCGCAGCAGCAAGGCGGAGGACAGGTAGACGAGAATGGTATTGTGCAGGGAGCCGACCAAGGAGCCGTGCAGCAGTTCTTCAATTACAATCAAGCAGCATAAGGTATGGCAGAGACAAGACAGATAACCGTCAAGTATGACGACATAAAGAAGAGAGTGAAGACGCAGATGTCCATAATCGGCAAGAGGCTCACCGACACCCAAGGACATATACTATTTACAGGAGTAACCCTATCCTCAGCCGAAGAAAGCGTATTGAAGCAATACACGAAAGATGCCGTATACGTATTTTCTGGACAGTTATCCCCCCATGTGGATGCCGTGACCGACACCGAAATCAACGTAGCCTTCCTTATCAAAGATACAAGAATCAACGACTTCAAGGCACAGCTGTTTGAAGAGAATTTCAGAAGCTACGTAGCGGCATACGTGGCATACGACATACTGACCATCAACCGGCTCGACATAGCCAAGAAATATGCCGAGGACATGGCGAACCACGTAAATGCAGCCTTACAGCTACTGTGTACGGCAGATGCGCCAGAAGCGAGCGGCAAGACGCTGTTGGACATGAAGGGCGAAGTGATATTAGAAGAGTGAAACGAAAAAGAGAGGAGAAGAAGATATGATAATAAGATTCCAGATAGTGAAGTCGGCAGTGATAGAAGCCGTGAAGAACGCCACCTATATGAAGGCGAGGATAGACAGCGCAGCCGACGATAAAGCGACAAAGATGAGTCTGCAAGAAACAGCAGGTACCGAAGACGTACACGACAGAACGCTGACCCATGACTTCAGGACAGCCCTTGAAGTGGTGAAGACCATCCTTGTAGACTACATAGTGCCAACGGCGCAGACGATAGGCGACAACGTAATCTTCTACAACGAGAAAGACGATGATGTGGTAGACTTCACGCTTGACGTGTCGAGACGTTACAACGGAACGCTCACCGATACCTTGGCGAGGATGACAGCCAAATACGTAGAAGACTACATGATGTACCAGTGGTGGTTGAAGACCAGCAACCAGAAGCAAGCCGAGCCATACCAAGCCTTCCTTGTGTTTGACGAGCAGAACATAAGACGCTGCTTTGTGCTGAGTGGTCCGAGAGTGCCCACCGTGCCCTACACGCAGAGCTTGACAGCCAAAGTAGACGGCAGCGGCAGCGACGGCGGCGTGACGATAGCCTTAGACGAAGAAGACGTGACCCTATCATACAGCATAGATGCCGGAGCCATAGATGACATAGAGGCAAGAAGCAGCGACCCGGAGATAATGGAAGTGCACCGAGACCGGGACCCCCACTGTTTCCGTCTGAAAGCGAAGAACACGGGAGTAGTGACAATAACGCTGTTCTCACGGCATAGCGACAAGATAGAAACAGAAGTAGAGATAACGATAGCAAAGGAGGTGTGACATGGAATTCAACGTATTACATCCCGAACACTACGACAGAGAACGAGGGTGGAAAGACAGTCGCAACCCGTTTGACGTGCGCAAGAAAGTGGCAGGACACACATATAGCGACAAGAGGATTTTCATCTACGCCACGCAGTTGTGGTATGACATAGACGGAACGACCATGATGGTTGGCAGGGCGAGACGAGGCAACCAGACCAACCAAGAAGAAGAGATACCGACGAGCGAGAACGACAGCGAGCGTCCAATCTTCTACCGGTGGTTTGACAAATACATATCAAAGGCAGAAGGCATACTGTCATCATACGTGATGAAGCCCGAAGGCAAGGTAAGAGACAACGCCCTGAAAGAGTGGGACGAGAAAGAGATATGGCTAAGGATGCCCGACTGCTGGGACGATACCCGTTATGACGCATTGGTGCAGGCGATACACGATTATATATCTACAGGAGCATTGTATGAATATTTCCTGCTGAAGCTGACAAGCCGAGACCCATTGACGGTAGACAAGTACAGTCAGCTTGAAGATGCCGAATTAGAGATAACCGACAATGCCAACGCCATGAAGCCCGGCGGCATGATACACACACTAAAGCCATTCGGATAAGCCATGGGAGATTTTGACGACGTGAAGAGCGTGAGGGAGATAATGCAGGAGAAGAGAGCGAAAGCCAAGACCATACTCCCGGTGAAGAAAAGCGCACAGAAAGAGTTTCTGCGAGACTTCTTGGCAAGAAACCAGGAGAAGTTTGAGAGTTGCATGAACGAGCTTGCGGAATACGACCCGAAGACCTACGTGACGGTATACAAAGACCTCATGAAGCACATGATACCAAAGCAGAGCGAGGTGAGCGTGACGCACGGACTGGATGAAGACTTCAAGCAGCTTGCGGCATTGAGCGTGACAAAGGTAAAAGAAGGCAACGAGCTTGACGTGTCGAGAGTGGAGCAGATACAGGATGCAGATTACGAAGAACTAAACGATTTGGCAAATGGCACATGTGACTGAAAGAGAGATAGAAGACCTTGTGGCAGAGAACAGACGAAGGTACGACGAGATATACGGAACGTATGACCCTTGGACCGGAGAGAACTGCTACGACTTCGAGAACAGGGAGCTAATGGAGCTTCCTGACTTTCTGATAAAGAAGATGTGGGTGCCGAAAGAATGTATGCGCACCCTGCTGTACCGCCAGTTGAAACTCGTAGGCAGTCTGCAGGAGTTTATTATACGAGTATGGAAGAAGCCATACGAAGAAGGCGAGTACTTCACCAAGAGATACATAGCCCTGTTGACCTTCGAGATAATGAAGGTGAGGTTTCGTGAAGACCCCGAATTTGCCCTGTATGCGACCGACAAGATAGAAGACAAGGTGTCGGGAGACATGATACCCTTCAAGCTGAACTATCCCCAGAGGAAGCTGCTGAAAATCTTTGAAGACCTGCGCACAAGCGGAGCTGCGATACGAGTGGTGATATTGAAAGCAAGGCAGTGGGGCGGTTCGACACTGACCCAGCTATACATAAAATGGATACAAGACTTCCGAAGAGACGGATGGAACGCCATAGTGCTTGCGCAGCAGAAGAACACGGCGAAGAAAATCAAAGCCATGTACAGGAAAGCCTTGGAGCATCAGCCCGGCTGGACAGTAGGATGCAGCGGAGCCAAACTGCAGTTCTCGCCATACGAAAACTCCCCCGACGACTTCCAAGTGACAGACGGCATAAGAGCCATAAGGCGCAGTACGCTGACCGTGGCATCGTTCGAGAACTTCGATTCCGTGCGAGGCAGTAACTTCCATTGTGCGCATTACTCCGAGGTAGCCTATTGGAAGAAGACCCCAGAACACGACCCGGAAGGCGTGATTTCCTCAATATCGGGAGGAATAAGAAACCAAGAAGACAACTTGGAGGTGTTTGAGAGTACAGGAAAAGGAAATTCGGGATTCTTCTATGACAAGTGCCAGTTGGCGATGGACGAGAAGAACAACGACGCATACAGATTCCTCTTCATACCCTGCTTCTTCATAGAGCACGACATGGAAGAAGTGAAGAACGAGAAAGCCTTTGCCCGATGGCTGCTGCAGAACAGAGACAGGACGACCTGCCCGAAAGGCTATCGAGAGACAGGCAAGTTCTTCTGGAAGATGTGGGAAAAGGGAGCGTGCTTCCAGGCAATAGAATGGTACAGAAACTTCCGCAACAAGTTCACGACCCATGCCTTCTGTGCTACCGAGGCACCGGTGGACGAAGAAGACGCTTTCAGGAACTCCGGCAACCTTGTGTTTAACCCATACAGCATAGACGACCTGCAGAAGAAATACAAGAAAGCCCCGATGTATACGGCAGACATAGTGGTGAACACAAGCCACAAGAACGAGGAGACGATAAAGAAATCAAAGATAGAGATAAGGACAGACGGCGAGGGCGACTTGAAGATTTGGGCAGTGCCGAACTGCCTGAAGATAGAGAACAGGTATATCGTAAGCGTGGATATAGGCGGCAAGAGTACTACGTCCGACTACACGGTGATGACCGTTATAGACCGTTTCGGTCTGATACCAACGATAAAAGGCAAGCCGAGAGTGGTGGCGAGATACCGGGGGCATGTGCGCCACGACAAGTTAGCATGGATGGCGGCAGCCTTGGCGCACTACTATGACGATGCGCTGTTAGTGATAGAGAGCAACACGGCAGACCGGGAGAAGAACAACAACACCGAGGGCGACCACTTCCTGACCATTTTGGAAGAGATAGCAGACTACTACGACAATCTGTATCAGAGGACGAGCAGTTCGGAAGACGTGGGCGAGAACGTGCTGATGAAATACGGTTTTCAGACGAACAAGCTGACGAAGCAGCAGATAATAGACAACTTGGAAGAGTTTGTGGACGATATGCTGTGGGACGAGCCCGACAAGGAGATGTATCACGAGCTGAGGATATACGAGCGCAGGGAAGACGGCAGTCTTGGCAATATCGTGGGCAGCGGAAATCATGACGACGTTCTGATGAGTACCGCGATAGGTCTGTGGGTAAGTCTTTGCGACATGGAGAAGCCGTATTGGAAGAAGAAAGAGAAGACGAGTGGCGGAGGAGACGGAGTACATTCGGTTGCTAAGATTTGACGATTTGACGAGTTGACAAGTTGACGAGTTGACAAGGGGAATTTAAAACAAAAAAGATATGGAGAGAAATAGTGAGACGCAGACGCTGAGTTATAGCAAAGGCATGACGAATGTGCCGAGCGACATGTTGTCGAGCGACAGCGAGTTGCAAGAGTCGATAGGTTTCATTCACAAGGACGGAGAGATGAAGCCAGTGCAGGACGCTGTACAGATAGGCAATGTGCCATATAAAATAATGTACGTGCATAAGATGCCGGACTACGAAATGCTGATAGCCTATGACGGTACAGACAAGATACACTGCTATAGCATACAAGGCGTGGAGAACATAACGAGCGAGCAAGAGACAGGCAGCTACAGTCTTGGCGAGACGTACAGCATAAGCAGTGTGGGCAATACCCTTGTGGCTGCTACAAGCAAAGGGCTACACTACCTGCTGTTCAAGGGCGGTACATACAAAGACTTAGGTACAGAACTGCCCATACCGACCATGAAGTTCAAGACCTTGGCGACAGAGCTGATAAGCAAGAAGAGAACCGTGTGCGCCTTGAACGAGATAATAGACTACACGAGGATGTGGGCAAAGTATGGCGACAACGGAGACCTGACAGAGATTACAGAATACAATACACCATCAACGCCAGACAAAGAGATATACTACGAATATCACGTGAAGAAGAACAATGCCGATGCGGAGAGCAGCTTCCAAGATGCCGTGAGAGGCAATGTGGCAGAAGGCATAAAGAAGATAAAAGAAGAGAACCACTTCGCCTTTCCTTTCTTCGTGCGTTACGCCCTGCGTCTGTATGACGGCAGCTATGTGAGGATAAGCAATCCGATACTAATCTGTCCTACGATAAACAGGAACTTCCATTTCACGCCAGTCCGATACAATTCAGAGACGAACACCTACGAAGACTGTCCTTACGACGGAACGAACTTCGTGACCAAATTCATGTGGTTTCCGTGGTATTCCGCATTATCCTACTACGTTAGTGTGAGCAATGCGGAAGAGTGGAAAGACATAGTAAAAGACGTGGTAGTGTTCGCCACAGACGAAGTTGAGCCGTTTGACTTGACCGGTGAGTACGAATTCAGAAGCGCATTGGAGGTAAATGGCAGTTGCTATGCAAACCAAGTGTCGAGGAAAGAAGTACAGCCGAGCTTGACGGGGGAAGACAAGGAAATAGAATTCAATCACTACTATAATTTCAACATCAATACATACAAGGCAAGGCACGTGATAATGCCTGTGAAATACAAGTCGGATGATGAGATAATAGACGATTTGCTGAAAAAGACACAGTTCTACAAGCTGTTCAGCCTGAGCATAGAAAAAGGCGAGGCAAGCGACGTGACCTACAAGGAAGCCCCTATAAAGCAACACGTGGTAGAGAATCTGACAGAGCAGGAGCAGTTGGAGACAGACGACTACTACGGCTGGACAAAGACCTTTGCGAAAAAGATATTCCCCTACAACAAGAGGATAAACCTGATAGGCATAGAAAGGAAGCCATTCGATGGTTTCGGTTATTTCATGCCGATAACGTCGGTACTATCGAGTCCGGAAGTGGAATCCTCCTCGGCAGATGCGGCAGAATACGAAGTGTATACCCATATAGTATCGGAGAGCATGGATGCGTGGGTGAAGTCAGAACGCACCTATACGGCACTGCCGGAGATGCTGAACGGCTGGATGTACTATCCCGATCCGCATGCCACGGAGATGAGAGTGGTGAAGAAAGGAACGTCGATGGGCGTATCGCTGAAGCTGAGGACCCACCCGATGCTGAACGGAGCATACAGCTTCGGCAGTCTGCCGTTTCCGAGAGTGAGCCAAGCCGAATACACATGGCAGATGCTCATACTGCCGAGATTAGACGAGACGGCAAGAGATGTGTTTGATTCCAACGTGTACACCTCAGAAGTGAACAATCCGTTTGTCTTTGCAGCATCGGGCGACAATCAAGTAGGAACAGGAAAAGTGTTAGGGATAATAGCCAATACAGAAGCCGTGAGCCAAGGGCAGTTTGGACAATATCCGCTGATAGTGTTCACGACTGAGGGTATCTACGGATTGTCGGTAAGTACAGACGGACTATACAAGAGTTCATACCCGGTATCGAGAGAGGCATGCGATGAGGATTCTCCTTTGGTGCCGACAGACAACATGGTAGTCTTTGTGTCGAAGAAAGGTCTGATGGCAACGACAGGCGGACAGGTGGCATGTCTGAGCGGACTGCTGAGCGGACGTGCTGCAGAGAACTTCGTGACGTTAGGAGACGGGAGGTTTAGGGACTTCGTGAAAGGCAGTCTGATAGCCTATGACTTCAGAGATTCACTGTTGAGGATATACGGCAAGGGCAAGACCTACCAATACATATATAATATAGGAGACAAGACCTTTGCAATGACGGACAGCGGCATGGAGGCTCAGGCGGTGGTGAACAACTACCCAGACAACCTTATACAGGACACCAAGGGCAACATATATTCGTTGACGAGGAAGCCCGACATCAATGACGACGAGAGGGAGTATGAGGGGAAGATAGTGACAAGACCGCTGAAACTTGGCGGTTCACTGACGCTGAAAAGTCTGCGGAAGATAAAGCACCTTATGGACACCCGGCAGGGAACGGTAGAGCTGGAGATATGGGCGAGCAACAACGCAAGAGAGTGGTGCCAGCTGCATAGTCTGAAAGGCAAGCCTTGGAGCTACTTTGTGTTTAAATACACGTTGAGAGGCTTCAAGGCTAACGATTCTTTTTCGGGAACAGTAGTGAGAGTGCAGAAAAGGCGGGAGGCTTTTCTGTGAGTTGACGAGTAGACGAGTTAACGAGTAGACAAGGATATTAGTCTATCTTATTCGTTTTGCTTGTTAGTCCGTAGATATATCCGAGCCAAAAGCAGTAGAGATGAAGAAGGGCATTGATGTTGGGGAAGAACATGGTGAGGAGGATGAAGGGCATGACCGTTTTTGCGGCATCCTTCAACCTGCCGACCCTTCCCCACATGATGCCGAAAGCGGCGAAGAGGAATCCCGACAGTCCCATGGTGGGTTCGTTGACCCACGTAGGGAGGAAGCTGGCGAGAGCTGCAATGATGAAAGCAGGCAGGACAGAAATCCTGTTTTTGATGCTCCACAACGCCAAGAGATTAATGGCGAGGTGGAAGATGTTGGCATGAAAGAAGCTGTATACAAAATGGTTGACGAGAGGACCGCCGTGACAGAAACCTATATGCCAGAAAGCACAAAGGAGACAGACGACGCTAAGCGTTATTTTTAGCGGCAAGTTTCTTTCTCCGTATATCCATTTCACGGTAGTCTTTACCATATTTCTTATAGTAACAGAAGATAAACTTAAGATTCTTGGGCTGCATGAAGAATTCGGGAGCCGGTTCACAGACAAGGAACTGCGTGACGAAACGCAAGGACTTACCAATAAACTGCTTACGCTGCGAGAACTCAATGTATTTCTCGTAGAGAGAATAATAAAGCCTTCGTTTTGGCGGTTTCATACGGTCAACGACAGAGAAGTCTCCGACGATCATGTGTCGCAGTTTCTCCCACGCCTGTTGTGCTGAGATATAATAACGAGGAGCCGGAGAAGATACAACCTTCTCCCATGCTTCCTTTTGTGAGTGGCAATGAGGAGCCACCATCCTGTAGACTTTCAAGAGGTCTTCCCTTTGTTTGACAATCAATTCATAGTTCGCTTTGGTCATTCAGTGTGGTATAATTAAGATGCTACAAATATACGAAATAATCTGGATATGAACAAGAAAGAGACTTATAAGTTTAAAAAATTAAAATAAAGCGGTCTACAAATAACAACATGATAGAAAAAGCACTATATTTGCGGTGAATTACAACAACGCAAAAGGAATCAATTTAAATATATAATATAAATGCTTATGGAAAAGATGGATGAAAATCCGTTGTCAGAAGAAGACCGACAACGGATAATAGACGGTATGATGAACAGGAAGATATGGCGGTATTATAAGGTGTTGTCGAAGTGGGCACCCATACTGATGATGCTCGGTCATTGGTATGGCGTGTGGGACTACGGACATTATCCGAGGGCAACGATAGTGGACACGGAGGTGAATGGCAAGAGCATCATCTGGATATACGTGTTGGCATATGTGTATATGCCGTTGACTATGATACCCGTGAGTTTCTTTTTCCGTTACTGCTGGATATACAGGATACCGTTCTTCTACTTTTTCGGCATCAATGCGATACGGCTTTATTACCGACACTGGCTGATAACTCCTGAACAGTTGGAGATGCACCATGTGTTTATTATATTCACTTTAATACTATACGCCTATGGATTTATCAAAATCGCTCTTACACGTGGCTGGTTCAGCCTACAGAATGTTGCAAGATGGAGAATGCGGCTTTACAGAAGAGGAAGAAGAGACCGTGAGAAGAAACCTACTGAACTGGATGGATAACAGGCACCACTATGACGAGAAGACCGGCAGAGCCTGCATAGCAAACATCTACTATTTCAAGGACGATACGCACAAGGAGTATGCGCCCTATTTCGACCATGAGGATATGATGGAAGAATACGGGAGGCTGCGAGACGAGTTGTTCGGGTATACGTACTGGGACTTTGCCGTGACGCTGAACGTGATGTTCAGTAATCATCATGAGACGCTGAAAAGAGTGTCGAAGAGGGGAGAAGAGCTGCTGAGGACGACAGGCAGGATGGCGGTGAACTTTCTCAATGACGAGGACACGGGACACCCTTCGGATAAAATATGGTGGTACATGAACGGCTAAATTGGAACACTGCAAAAGGAACGCATGAAGAGATATATCTTTGTCAACAGAAATAAAAAAATAATGACATAAAAGAATGATGACAGAGATAGTACATACACTACTGGAAGAGCACCTATACAGGGCGGCATTGATAATAGCCATCTGTATGGGTGCTATTATTATAGCCATGTTTGCCGATCTTGTGTCGGGCGTGAAGAAAGCTATAGAGAACGGCGAGGCAACGACATCGACCGGGTTCAAGAAGACGTGTGACAAGGCGAGGAAGTATTTCACGCCGTTCTTGGCTGTGATGTGTGTAGACATTATAGCGTGTATCATCATCCCGTTGCCAGTGTTCAGCATGATATGGGCAGGTTATGTGTGCTTCTGCGAGTTCAAGAGCGTGAGAGAGAAGTCGTGGGAGAAGGCGGAGATAAGGAAACAGGAACGGACGCTGAGCATACTGCTTGAAAATAAAGAAGATATAGCGAAAACGATAGCGGACCTTATAAAGGAGAACCAAAAGGAGGATAAATGATGAGAAAGATAGAGAGGATATTTGTACATTGTACGGCAAGTGCGCAGTCGTGGGGCGTGAAAGAGCTGTGGGCAGAGTTCAAGAAGAAAGGATGGAAGAATCCGGGTTATCACTATGTGGTGACGAAGGATGGAGCGATACATCAGATGTTGCCTGTGGAAGAGGTGTCGAACGGCGTGCAGGGTTATAACAGCACGGCGATAAACGTGGCGTATGTGGGCGGCATATACAAGGCGAACAACACGTTCGGCAAAGTGGTATGGAAGCCTACGGACAACAGGACTGCAGAGCAGAGAATGTCGCTGCGGAAGCTGCTGACAATATTGAAAAAAAAACATCCGAATGCGAAAATAATGGGACACAGAAGCATTTGGGGAGAAGACAAGCCCGACAGGTGGAAGAAGAGTTGTCCCTGCTTCAATGCGGTAGAGGAATACAAGAATATAAAAGCATAGGCTATGGAAGATTTCGATATGGGCGATATGTTGCGGAAGCTGTTGACTGCATTCTTGGCATTTATCATGGCGGTGGCGATATGTGGCATTATCGGTGCGCTGGCAGGCTGCAAGAGTGTGGAGTATGTGAAGGTGCCGGAATATCATACGGAGTATAAGACTAAGACCGACTCTTTCGTGAAGAGGGACAGCGTGTACTTCAAAGATTCGATATATGTGGTTCAGCGAGGCGACACCTTATATTATAATAAGGTGGTGTATAGAGACAGGTACCGCAACGTGTATAAGGCAAGGACGGACACGGTGGTACGGCAGGATTCGATAAGAGTGCCATATCCGGTGGAGCGGACGCTGACGAAGACGGAGCGTTGGCTAATGGGGGTTGGCAAATGGGCTATGGTGCTGCTGTGTGCGGTGGTGGTTGTTGCGGTGGTCCGTGTGATATGGTGGTATAGGAACAAAAAATGTTGAGGCTATGGGTGTCGTGTCGGATGAATTGAAGATGATAGATGCTCTGCTGATGGAGTTTCACGAGCGGATACAGAGTGGCAGGTGCTTGACGAACAGGGAGCAGAACAGGATGATGTTGAGTTTTCTGCACCAGATAGCCAACAAGGACGAGCCGAAGAGCAAGACACAGGCTTGCGAGTACGTGAGGGTGTCGAGAGCTACGTTTGATAGGCTTGTGGCATGCGGCAAGATGCCGAAAGGAAAGAAGATAAAGGGTTTTACGGAATTGGTTTGGTATGAAAAGGATTTGGATAAATATATAGATAGGTTAGTGTTGTGATTTGCTCAAAAATTTATACCTTTGTGGTATAATCAACAACTTTAAACTGGAAATCCCCACTCGGCGAGGTGTCGGGTGGGGATGGTTTGTTCCTGATAAGGACAGTATTCCACAACTCTTGTTTTAACCAAGAATGTCATTGATTTTCTTTTCTACGAACTCGTCAGTAGTAATATCCTTTATAAACCCGTCAATATCCGGCAACTCTGCATCAATATTGTCTTCTTGCATTTTTGAGGTAAGCATACCAATTACTAATTTCGTCCAAGGACTATTAGCCATGCCTGTCAATGAATTCTTTTGAAGCTCATAAGCTTTCTTTAACTCTCCGTTATCACGGAAAGACCTAAGGACTTCCGTTAATGCTGCGACAAAGTTCTTATCAGACATCGAATTGTTCTTTGCTTCTTCCAGTTTTATCATAAGGAAGAGTAAAGATGAATGTAAAGCTGTTTCGTTCATAATTTCTTCTTTTTTATTGCCTTGGTGATACGGTGGTCTTTAAAATCGACTTTATATCCCGCTCCTGGTAACAATATGCGATTATAGCAGAGGTAACGAAATATCCAATAAGGCGTATTGTGCCTCATTATCTTCTTTGCCAATCTAATCTTCATACGCTACTCCTCCTTATCGAATTTATTGCCAACAACAGTCCATTTTTTAAACAATACTAAGAAAGAGAATGCTCTGTTTTCATATTCATCTTTGTCAATTAGCATAAAGGATGAGCCGATCTCATTCCAAGTAACCGTTCTCTTTTCAAATGGGAACTCTGGGTTTCTTATAATATCCCCTTCCCAAACCTCTTTGTCTTTGCAGTCTTTCATTCCTGTGAACTGGCAGACAGTAGAAGGGTCAACGGTAACAAATCTATCAGTATCATCTGTATGCTGCACGATACATACAACTCCGTGTGGTTCGTGAAATAAGTCACCAATCACCCATTTTCCGCTACAAAGGCTCTTAGCCTTAAATTTGATATTTTCTATTCTCATAAGCTATTCATATAAAATTGTTATTGTTTTTACTTTTATCTACCTTCAATATAGCTTCTTTTGCTTTATCAACCGAATGAAACGAATACTCTGGGCAAAGGTTATATGCACCATAATCCCAATAATGGATAAGTCCAAATAACAATGAATGTCTCTTGTCTACACGATAAGCACGGATTGGATTACCACAAGGGTCGTAATGTATGCCTTTAACAGCCTTGCTTTCACGATACATATCTACTATCCTATAGGTTGCCATAATTATTCCTTTCCTCTACGATTTTTTAAATGCAATACTATAGTGCAAAATGCTATCAATAGTACTAATAATTGTCCTGCTTCCATATTACTTGCTTTTTAGTTCTTCAATTCTTTTATCGCAACACTCTATCATTCGTTTGAAGAAATCTTTTCTCTTCTCCCAAACGAAGATTTGGTCGTACTTACCAACATAATAGTCTCCCGACAAGAGGTTATTAATGTATATTCGTACTATTTCTTGCGACCAGCTATCTATAAAAAGAAAATAGGTTTCACGATTAGGGTGCACCATAAGGTACTCGTAGTAATGAAAATCATCATTTTTAATAAATGTCACTCCACACCCTTTTGTTAACTGACTTATGTCTTTTAATACTTCCATAGTTATTCCTCCACTTTTACACCAAACGGAACTCCGTCGGCAAAGGTGTATTCCTCGAATAATTCATTATAATCAGTTGGTCTATTATTAAGACCAACTGTAGCAAAGAAATCACCTACAGCTTTGAGAATAAAATATTTTCCGGAAACTTTCAACTTCACCCATCCAAGCGGTGAATGTTTTTGCATTTCTTGCCAACATTCTTCTGTATGGTTGAATGGGCGATACTTAGGTTCTGGCTTGATGCGGAAACTGCTGGGGTCTTCTGCAATTGTTTCAATTGGCAAACCGTCCCTTTCTGTTAAATCAACCCATTCGCCTTTCTCGTTTATAATTTGAATAACTCTATCTTCCGCAAAAGCAGAGATGATATTCATGTTCTTTTTAACGTTTTCTCTTGTCATAATTAATCCTCCAATAAATTAAAATCAGCAACATTATGATAGAAATCTCCGTTACCATAAATGTTACATGAATAGCTCTTGCCTTCCACGCAAACCTCGAAGTAGTTGTTATCATCATGTGTGATCTCAACATCATCTGGCAGAAGATTCGCCTTGAACCATTCTGCGCTATCTATGTTGTCCATTGGCTCTGAAGTACTAAAGGACACACATTCTTCATTAATTATATCTTCTATTGTCATAATCAATCCTCCAATTCTTTTTGAATGTCGTTCAACCACACAAGAATGTCATCAATATTAATGGAAGAAACACATCCCTCTTTATACTTTCTTAATAGATTCTTCTTTTTAATAATTATATTAATTGCAGTTACTTTACTCATTGCTTATCCTCCTTTTTTCTGTTTCTTTCTATATGTTTTAGTTGTGAAATACTTATATTACCATATCGTTTATACACACCTTTAAGATATATAATATAGCCAGCTAATGTTATTTTACCTGCGTCCATATTCTCTTCTTTTTTTACCCTCTCCCTGCTGTCACCAAAATAATAATGGATTGGAGTCTTTATGAGAGCCTTTCACTCATTAACGGTCTTCGATGTGTACTAAATGCTTGATGCCTTTTCCACATAAGAGTGCTCTGAGGTGATTTGTCAAGCGGTAATTGATATTTTACGGCTACACCTAATGCCAACCAATCTAATTCGAGCACGACTTCTTCATTATTATCTTAATTTCCTCCAAGGAGAGGGTGGTTAGTTACTCTGTTACAACTTCCCAATCTTCCGCAAACACATCAGAAGATGAAGGAATCCAAGAGTCTGCTCTTCCATCTGGATTGACGATAAGCATCTGATTGGTGTAGTCAATGTGAGGATTCTCACGGCTCATCAAGATTTTTTTAGCAGACTTAGGGAGTGACTGCATATTAGGAATGATGTCACCTGTAATGTGGGAAGGAACCTGTTTTACAACAAACAAGCCCTTTCCATTCCATCCCTTGCGTCTTACGGCAAGACCAGCCTTCAAAGCTTCTATTACCTCTCCAAAAGTCATACCTTTGACTTCATAATATGCTTTTTCAAACACATCTTTTGGAGACCAAGAATCATAAAAGCTACCGTCTGGATTTGTATACCTTACATGATAACCCTCTCTCCATTCGTGATGGTCACTGTTTTTACGTGCATAGCCAATAGACTCTGCGTCAATCTCGTTCATTGGTCTTGCTTCAACTACCTTAGTACCAATGTACTTCTTTAAATTTAAATTACATTTGTTCATATTACTTATATTTAATCCCATAAGGGTGGTTAATCAACTAATTCTGCTCCAAGATAGTCATAAAAAGATTCATCATGACCTTCTGGAATGAAATCTTTATGCCATAAATCATAAGGGTCTGTAGCGCAGCCTCTATGGTCTATGTAAGGATAATATACAATGTGTATTCCGTCATACACATTTTCTTTATATTTTACTTCCCATTTCATGTTTTGTCTCCTTTATAAGGATGGTTAGTTATTCTACTTCTGCTGTCTTCCAATCTGGGTAGCCACCTAAATCTTTTTCCTCACCACAATTCATTTCAAGCCACTCTTGTAAACAGTCTTTAACTATTTCTCTATCTTCTGAATCATCATATGATTCAATGACAACTGTAAATTTGTATTTCATATTACTATTTTTTTATGCCCGAAGGCTGTTAAACAATCATTTTTATTAAACCGGTGGTTGCACCTACTATAGCGAGCACGCCTATTGCAACGTATAAAAGCCCGACATGTATAGTCCATAAGTCTTTGCAAAGTAATATTCCGTCATAAAGGAATTTTACACCAGCAATCATTGTACTTATAAAAAGTATCATCAAAAATATCTGCATACCTACACCTCCATTTATGCCCGAAGGCTGTTAAACAATCTTTGCCGCAATAGCTGAAACGACTATTACGAGGTATATCAAGAATCCTATAGTTAATCCTTGTACCAAATCGTCAATATCTTTCATACCTACACCTTCATTTCGTGATTAATTCCAAGTCCGAAGAGAAGATGCTGCAAATCATGCACGTATGAAATATCCCCAAGATAAAAATCATCTTGGCATACGTCACAGCTATCAGATGGAGCAATATTGTTATAGACTTCTAATTCAATACAGCCTGCTTTTCTATCTGTTGGGAACGCCCGAAAGTATAACTTATCATTGATGCTATAATCGTAGTCAATAGCATTTGCTTCCCATTTATTCTTACGTAGAATTTTCTGAGTGATAGGAATCGGAACAATATCCTTAACCCAAGCACAGCTCTCACCTAAGAGATAGCCTTTCTCTCCAAATTTCGCACCTTCGATGTTCTCTAAGCAGACAACACCTTTCAGAACCGTTCCATCGTCCAACTCCAAAGTTTTTGATGGGTCTGATGATGTTACTCTGTAAACGACATCTTTGGCAGTACCTAATGGCACTCCGTTTGTCATTACCAAATCTCCTGGAATGTATTCTAATTTATTCATACGCTTATTCCTTAACTTCTTTATATATGATGTTTTTATGGTCAGCGCGGTCTGTGCTATAGCAGCCTCCAACACATGCACCACCATTGTCAGCAAAGAAACAACCTTCGCAATCCGTAAGGCTTTCATCAACCTCTACTACCTCTAAAGAGATTTTTTCTCCAATCTTATATTCTTTCATACTAATCTCCTTTCTTCTTAGGGACATACTCATCTAACTCGTCGTCATATTCATAGCAGTCTGAGCAGTAGTGATTATCACCAATTTCCATCCATTCGGATTCTATTGCTTGTTCTCTGGCTGTACAGATGTCAGTCCAAGCGATAATGCCATCATCTTCGCCAAAAGTCTTTCCACACCTGTCACAGACTACAGAATACATTGTAACTGGTCTAATCATGATAGCCTCCTTATATAATTAAATTAATCAATTCATTTACGTATAGCCATTTAGTCAAGCAATTTGCTTTAACTTCTACTTCCCACATTTCTTGATATGTGCTGCAAGTAGTATGATAGAACATATCTGGTAGGTTGTAGCTATTTCTGTAACCAGTTTCTATTGAACATACATAAATCTTTCCTTTATTAATATGAGGAATTTCACTAACAGGATGCCACAAACCCTTCAAGAACTCTTCTTGCATCCATTTAGCACCAGCTTTATAAGCATCTGATAATTCTTCTATATCGTCATATATATCACCCATTTGGTCTTCTATAGACATATAATTTTCTTCTGCATAATGCTTAGCAGCTTCTTCTGCTCTTACGGTCATGCCGTTGTCGGCAGCTTCGATGATAAATTCTTCAGTCATAGTGAACGAGTTCTATAGATTTTTTATTAATGTTTTTATCTCATGTTTAATATCCTCCACAACGCCAATCAAACCTTTTACGCCAAGAGACTTTTCTATTAATTCAGCTCTATCATCATCGGAACCGTTAACAACAACACGATGATTATGAAAAGTATTAAGATAATAAATATCATATTGATTTCTTTTACACAAAGAATAACATTTAGATTGAAGTGCGGAATAACGAGTTTTAGTAACTTTATGGATAAGTGCTTTTATTTCATTATACTTTTTTCTATCATGTTCCCATATTTCGTCTGTCAAGAAGACATCACAAATATCATCTATTAGACTTGCTGCTATCTTGTCTCCTATTTTATCAATTCTGGCTTCTCTGAGTTTATACTTTTCCTCAACGTCAGAAATACTTCTAACCCCTTTATCATCATAATAAAGAAATTCATCCCAATTATGCCACCTTCCTTGCGGATCTCTAAAACCAATTACTTCTTGTACATCAAAGTCGCCATGTTTTACATCTGTAAGCCAACTTCTAACATATACTATAAATGGTGTAGAAGATGGGATATAAGGCATTTTGATTGGATAAAATTTGTCGATAAAATCAGCAATACTACTTGAAAAAGTATCAGAAGGATTTTCAACATTGACACAACAATATCTATCAACATCTTTATATTTGATATTACCTTCTAAATCTTCTTCACGGAAAAGACTACTTCTACGAGGGCACTGAATATGTGATTTAAGTCCACGTGATTTAAGATTTTCATCGGACTCAAGACTTTCATATTTATCGGCGAAGAAATCATCGTCTGTTATTGGTGATAGAGGTATTTCGTCAAGCAGCTTCTTTAGTATGTTTTTTGTCATACTATAACTGAATCCGCTGTGGTTGTCTTCCATCAATGATTTATAAGCTTTAAGTGCTGATTGATAACATGAACAACCATAATCAAAGCTTTTACCATCCCAGTTAGGGTTTTCTCTTTTACAAGCGGCAGCTATTTCTCTTTCTGCCCATTCAGTCATACTCATAATTATTTCTCCTTTTGTTTTAATTGTTTATCTTTTTGTTCATCTGCAAGTATGCTTTCAACATATCTTACAACTCTCTCATATTCCTTACCTGACTTTTCACTATCATTGTAAGCTTTCCTTATAAGTTCTTTACCTGTACCATAGAAGCATCCTACTTTCCACATGTTGTTTGAACGTGTCCATGTAAACCATCGTTCACTACTCCAAAAGTTCTTGAAGACAATATAATCTGCTTTACTATATACTTTTGCATCACCACCAATATCAGCATTTCCACAAATACTAATAGATGACGCATCAATCTCTGTACTTCCGTGAATAACAGCATGTCCATAAATATTAGCATAACCACGAACAGTTGCTTCACCATATATTTGAGCATTATTATAAACATTTATAATACCATAAACTTTTGCTTTATTAGAGATTTCCGCATAGTCAAAAACTTTTGTATGTCCGTAAACAGCAGCATCTCCACAGATATGTGCATTACCTGACACTTTAGCATTTTCATAGACTTTGGCATTATAGTAAATTCTTGCATCATTACCGATATAAGCTTTACCGTAAACAGTAGCATTGTCACATATTATCGCATTATTAAAAACCATTGCGTTTCCATAGACTTTAGCATTGTCATATATTTGTGCGCTATTATGTATTTCTGCATTGTCTTCAACTCTTGCATTTCCATAAACTTTAGCGTTATTAAAAACCCATGATGTACCATCTTGTGAAAGGTTTTCTTCGCTTTCTATCCAACCTCCAAATTCACCAGCTTTTACATAACTAAAATCTTTTAATGCTCTAATTCTATGTAGTACAAGACCTTTATGTTCTATAAATTGAGATATTAATTCATACTTTTTCATAATTTCCTGCCCTTTCTTCTTTTATTAAGACTATTATACTTTGCTTTAGCAGCTCTACGTTCATGCCTATTCATAGGTATAACAGGAGTTTCAAAGCGTTCCATCATTTCATATCTGTGCATTTGAATATCGTCATCTAATTGTTGATTAGATGCAATATCCTTTAGTGCTCTACTAACATCATCTATAGTTATATTAGTAGATATAAAGCTATCGGTCTGTGGCATTTCTTATTCCTCGTTAAGTTCAAACCAATACTCTCCGTTGGAGTCCTGTATTAACTTGCTCATCATTTTCTGGAGCATCTTAATGGGGATGCTACAGACCTGCGTGGCAATAAATTTGTCTTTTCCTGCGCTTTCTATTAAGGTGTATTCTCCAGCCTGTTTTTTCAGCTCTTCTTTCGTGAGGGAAGTATCTATGGCGCACTGGCTCTTAATGCGTAATGTCGTGTTTCTAATTACATCTATCTCTGCATGGAGCAAATCGACCATGTCTGACGTTATTGTTTTTGCTTTCATTCTCCTATCTCCTGTTCTTTAAGGGTTTCAAAATCTTCTGACTCACAGTCGTAGATGACTATCGGGTAAGGTCCATAGTCAACAAAGGGTTTGAACATACACTGTAGTATCACGCTCCTATCATAGAGGATGCTACCTATCATTTCAAATCGTGCATCTGACAGTCTTCCGAGTTCGTGCAGCTTGTTTGCGTTTCTGACAAAAAAGAGCCGTGTCAGCTCCTCTTCATCCTTAATGTTGGATGCGTAGACAACGAAGTGCTTCTTCGTCAGTACATCCCATATTGCTTTAATCTTCTTCTTGATCATATTTATCCGTATTGTTACTTGTATGTTACGTTTCTCCGAAAGTCAATTTCATCTGTTGGAACTTTTCGGCATACCATCGTTTGTATGACTTTCCCGAAATCCACCAGTCGTATATATTTTCCGCTATTTCGTTTTCTTGCTCCTCTGTCAAGCGGTTAGAAGAGGAGCTGCTTAAAAACCCTCGTTCGGCAAGTTTCCATATTCCTCGGTTCTCTCGCCCCCCCCCATCCAATGCCTTTGGTCAGGATGTTTGATGTAGCCGTCATCTGCTTTTCTGAGCAGTCCTCTTACGTTGACGGAAGGTACCATGTCTTCATGGACATTCCACCAGACATATCCCTCTTCGAACACAGCACCGCTTCGTATGGTCTTAATCGCCCTAATCCAACCTCGTTTTACGTGCGGATAACGAGCATTTTCGAGCATCTTCTGCTTGTGCGAACTCATCGGGCAGCCTATGCAGCCTATGCGGTGCCAACCCTCGTTGTAGAGCGAGCAATGCGGTACCCTCACCACGTCGTTGAGAAATTCCCATACGTCCTGCTCCGTCCAGTAGATGATGGGCGAGATGAGCAGACTTTCTTTGCCGTGGATGCAGCCTAACGTCTGTTCCTCGTCGGCATTGGTGATGTTCACTCCGTCTGCCTTCGACTTCCGCTTCATGCGTTTAACCCTCTGCTCCTGTCGGTATTTCTCAAGTTCGTCGAGGTCGCCACTGAACTTGCGGTTGTTTATCTCCACCTCATTGCGCTTTGCTCGGCGCGAGCTCTCTGCCTTGCGGATGCCGATAAGCGTGACTTTGCCAGCACCTGCCGTTTCCTTGTATTCGGCACAACACCAGCGCACACGCATGGTAGGCAAAATCTGCTTTTCGATGGCTATCTGGAATATGCTCTTCTTCGGCTTTATGAGTTCCACTTCGGGATAGTTCTGCTTTACGAAGCGAATTACTTCGGGCGGATCCACGCTCGTAAGATTCATGTGACCTTGAAATTTCACTCCTGCCAACTGCGTCATGTGGTAGAGAGCCTGCGAGTCCTTGCCTCCGCTAAATGCCAAGTAATAGCCTTGCTCGGTATCATAGTTGAGGGCAATCTTCTCAGCCTTCTGCAACAGCTCCACTGAATGCAGCATCTTCTTTCGTAGTTGTTGTGAAGCACGTTTTAAAGCTTCAGCAAGTGTAAGATTTATCTCCATGTTTTTCTATGCTAATTATCCTTGATTATACAGAGGGGCTTTGTTCGTACATATTTTTTTGCTTTTGTATTATTCCTTTGCTTTGAAATTATATATAGGTCTTATTCTCTTTACTATTTTTACCGTGTCACCGATAAGGGATATTATCTCATCAGTTGGCTTATAAGCCATCGGAGACTCGTCAATGGTTTCCTCGCACACGGAGGAGGAATAGACACCGGACATCTGCTTCTCGTATTCACTCATAGAGAGCATCTTCTTAGCTTTTGAGCGTGACATGAGGCGACCTGCGCCATGCGGTGCTGACCATAGCCAGTCGGTATTGCCCTTGCCTATGCAGATAAGAGAACCATCTCGCATGTTGAGAGGAATTATCAACTGATTGCCAAGTTCTGCGCTCACAGCTCCCTTACGGATAATGCCCCTATACGTGTCTATATAGTTATGTATTGTGCAGAATCTATCTATACAATCCGTGTTGCCAAGGCTTTTAATAATAGTATCTGCTATTATCTCTCTGTTCAACGCAGCATATTCCTGGCATATGCGCATGGCACCAAGATAGCTACTAAGGGCAGACCCTTCAAGATAGGCAAGTTCCTTATCCACTGTAGGAATAAGACGCAAGGTATCATTAATCTCCTTCTCCCGTCCTTGCGCTTTCAGATTCTCTATCACACGTTTGCGCACGTTATTTTTAGAAATACTTTTCTCTGCAAGTTTTTGGTAATAGCGGCATACCTTTACTCCAAGGTTACGGCTTCCGGAATGGACAACAAGATACTTACAGCCTTCATCGTCCTCATCCACTTCGATAAAGTGGTTGCCTCCGCCAAGAGTTCCAATCGAGCGCATTATGTAGCCGAAGTTAAATGTTTCTATCAATCCACGCTCCATAGCCTCAATGTCACGACACATCAGTTCTGCTGCGAAACTATCCACGGCTTTCTCACGCACGTTGAAACCGCTTGGTATCTCTTCGTTTATAATTCTGTCAAGCAAAGACAGGTTGATGTTCTTCTTGCCAAGAACATACACTTGCATTCCGCAGCCAATGTCTACGCCGACGGTGTTTGGGATAACTCTGCCGCCGAGCTGAATTATCGTCCCGATGGTGCAGCCTTTTCCAGCATGACAGTCGGGCATAATACGAATCATGCAGTGACGGTAAGCCTCGCTCATCGCCAGTCTTTGTATTTGTTCTTTTGCCTCAGTTTCTATTGTTTGAGCAAATATCTTTACATTATTCATACTTCTTTGTCTTTGTTTCCTCCCGACAGCGCACATAGGATGAACGCTACGAGGAGGAAGAGGGTTTGTAATAGGATTGTCATAATCAGTCCTCCTTATAAGGTTCGGTTGTACCGAGAAGATGTTTGGTCTTCTCGTTGTAGGGAATGCAATATTTAAACACCCCTGATGTTGTCCCATAAGGAAAGAGATTACTGCCCTTCCTATACCCCCAAAAGGAAGGGCGCCAAACTTCATCTTCGGAGTTTCGTACAAGAACCTTGGCGAATGGTTGTAGTTCAATCTTCTGTTTAAGTCCGCAAGACAAATCTTTATATGACATTATGAGTCTGTCAAAGAAGTTAAACTCTGGCGGCCATTCTATCTCCATTGTTTTGCGATTTAACTTGATTCCAAACTTTTTCTCAAGTACTTCAAAATAATCTTTAATATTATCATCGTTATCTATTTTTCTAAAGTAACGAGTATAATGGTTCTTCGTGAAATTTCTCAAATCACCATTATCATAAATACTTAGGCTATAGAGTCCTTGGAATTGCGTGTAATCTTCTTCTGTGAATTTTTCAAATATAATTCGCCTGCCTGCTCCTATCAGCACATCACCTTTCTTCCACGCAAATTTTGACCAATCGAGCATATCCTTTGAGGGGAAAAGAGTCATTTCTGCCTGCGCTTCGTCTCTGCTTTTGATTTTTCCGTCTTTTGTAAAAGGCCATATGCCAGAACTGGCAGTGCAAACTTCTATTATGCTTTCTTCATGAAGTCCATGGGCTTTATATAAAGATACGTTGCCGAAGATAGGGGTCCATAGCTTCGTGCCTTTGGGTTTTTTTTTCAGTATTTCTGCGATATTTATCATAATTGTTATTTTTAATTAGTTTCTCATTAAGTGAACTTTTGTGATTTTATGTACAGCGTTGGGCTGCGCATTGTTGAGTTCGGCTACAAGTTCTCGCTCGTAGTCGGCGTGGGTATACCACCGTTTAAGGCGGAGAGTGACTTCCGCCCGAATCCGACTGCCATCATCGAAAGTGAGGATAGCGTGACGGGATAACATGAGATTTTGCATGATGTTCTGTTTTTATGATTTTTCTTTGTTTGGGGGATTGAGTTCTTCGTTGACGTTGCGGAGAGAGACGGACTGGATGGTGTGAGTTTTAGGGTCTAAGCCGTGCTTTTGGCAATAGAGTACCCACGCATCGTAGCCGTGAGGTTTTTTCTTCTCTTCCTCCCTTTTCTTCTCCTCCTCTATCTGCTTGCGTCTTATTTCCGCTTCGTTTCTCGCAATGAGAAGGTCTTTCTCGAAGTCTATGAGAGACATCATCATATCTTGCGGATTGACGGAGCCACCGTTGTAGAGTTTGCGGTATTCCCCGTTGGTGAAGCAGATAAAGAAGTAGTCGAGTTCGGCAGGGGTGAAGTAGAAGAACTTGTCGCAGATGCGCCGTGCGAGAGTGGTGACTTGATATTTGGAAACATTACCGTAGGCACCGAGATAGCTGAACACCTCAATGAGGCGAGCCTTGACCCACGTGGTGAGTTCCTTGGGCTTCTGCTTTCGCACGACGCTGATAGGAGGATTGCCACGGCAGACCGCTTCGGTGAAAGACGTCGGCGAGACGTAGGAAGAATCAGTCTGCGTTAAGGATGCTTGCTGTTTTTTCTGCAAGGCTTTGTAATCGTTGTTGCTCATCGTTGCGTTTGAAAATGATTTCGTCGTTCCAACATTCCCCGTTGAGATAGGTGAGAGGATGCTTGCGAAAAGCCTTGTCGGGAGTAGCCCGGACATAGGCAGGGGTAGCTTTCATGCACGCTATCTTGTCGAAGGCTGAAAGCCTGTTCCATCGGGCTTCCGCTTTCTTCCGTCCGCATTTCTTGTCGTAGGCGTTCCACCACTCCTCGAAAGAGGGGGCGGAGAGAATGGAGAGTGCAGGAGAGAATACGTCAGCCTGTATGTAGTACTTGCCGGTAATGGCATATCGTGCTCCGTTGACGAACGCATCCTGCAAGTCTTCTCTGTCGGGAGCGTACTCCTTAGCCTTGGCTGAGATTTCCTTTAGAGATTTCATAGGCACAGAGATTTAAATCCATCCGTCGGCAGATTCCAGTTCCTTCTGGCAGTAATCCAGTCCCACCTTGTCGTCGATGGCAGGAATCTCGGTGCCGTTCATCCGTGCGTAGTCGAGGAAGTTGCGTATGACGGAAGATGCTTCGGCTGTGGTGAGAGCAGAGAGCGGTTTGAAGACAGGTGCGCCACGTTTGTCTTTCTTCTCCGTATAGAACGGTACCGGGCAGACATGGAGTTGGATGTTGTGGAGAGTGTCGTAGAACGTCTCTCCATTTTTCCAGGCGAAGTAGCTGATCATGAAGTGGATATAACGCTGCTGTCTGTCGGTCTGCACAGGGTGGAACTTTCGGATTTCGATAATCTGCTTGTTCTCACGGTAGCGTTCTATATCCTTGAACACTTTAAGGTAGTCGTTGGGATGATTGAGATTGTATAGTGCCATAATGAATTAAGATAAGTTAAACGTTACTGATTTTTCGGCGAAGAAGGTGGCGACGCCAAGAGCCTGCTGAAACTCGTCAATGGCATCCGGTTTGTTGAGATGTCTTTCGGAGCCATGTATGAGGATTATACGTCGAGCTGTTTTGTCGGCTTGGCATTGGTGCATGAAACTGATGGCATGGGAGAGGCTCATGTGAGAGAGCCTTATGCGGTCAGCTTGGCTTCGGGGTGTCTTGCCCGAAGAAACTGCCGAATCAAGAAGTCTGTCATCATAGTTGCACTCGCACATATAGACAGAGCAGCCACGTATGACGTTGTCCATCGTGAAGGCATCCGTAAAGAAATAGAGAGACCCCATTTCGGGATGGTGGATGAGGAACGAGAGACAGGGCACGTCGTGAACGACAGGGATGGGAGCCACGGAGAAGTCGCCAAGATGATAAGTCTCGTTGGAATTGATGGAGACCACGCCGAGGGCGGTGCTTGCCACATCATATGTAGAATAGGCAGGGATGCCAGCCCGAAGGAAGTCCTTGATATATCGGCAGTGGTCCCCATGCGAATGAGACACGATGACACCCACGCAGTCGGCGGTATGAAGCTTGGCAAAAGTCTTGACCTCCTTCAATGGTCGCCCTGCTTCGATACAGAGCTGCTGACCATCGGAGGAAGTAAGGACGTAGGAATTGCCATTGGAGTTGCTGTTCACTACGGTAAGCTTCATTGTCAATCCAGTTTAAACGGGTTCTCCTGCGGTGCTTCTTCGGCAACAGTGACAGACTCGGTGGTGTCGGTTGGCTGCTGCTGCATCTCGCCAGTCTGGGAGTCAACCACGATAACCTCTTTAGGCTGAGCAAACTCCTCGTCACGAGTAGCCGAGGAATCCTGCATCTCGTCGTCGCCCATTGCGGAAATCATCTCGATGGAGAGATAGCCATACTTGGAAAGGAGTCGGCGAAGAACCGTCTTGGTTCCCATAGAGATGAAATCGCCTTCCCATCCTACCTTTCCTGTAGAGCCGTTGACGGCTTGCGAGTTTGCGAGGTCGCATAGGTCGTCAACCGTAGGCAGCGGATTGTCGGGAGTAGCCTTGCGTTTGAAGGACGGAGAGAATTTGAGAGCATAAGCAGCCATATCCTGCAGTGACATATAGAGCGTCTTGGTGAATCCGTTGGTTGTCTCGAAGTGTGCGAAGAAGCCCTCAATCTTGTCGCTAATCTTGTCGCCTGACAAGTCAATCATGCCGGAAAGCTTGTCTTTGCTGACCAGTTCGCCCTCATATACGACATCAGCATTGATGTTGCGATACTGCCCGGTGCGCATAGCCATCTGGATGTAGCCACGGTAGCCGATAGTGAGAGTAGGAGTAGGTACCTTGCGTCGGCTGACCTTATCCCAGTTGTTGAAAACCACGATGTAGGCATATCCGAGTTGCTTGTTGAGCGGCAGTTTGAGCGTTGCCGCCTTGATAGCCTCCTGAATAACCTTGTTAGGGTCGCAAGCCTGCAGCTGCGTATCGTTGGAGAAAATCTCGATAAGAGACGTGGCGAAGGTGCCGGAGTTCTTGCCGAGGACATTCTTCAGTTGTGTCTGTACGTAGTTGCCGTTCATCTTGCTGTTGAAAGTGATGATGCTCTGCTGAGCAGGCGTGAGTTTGTTGGTCTTTGCTATTTCAGACATATTAAAAATGAATTTTTATTTAGTTAAACAATCAATTAATCTCCATAGCTGAAAGTAAGTTCGTTGTCGTTGCTTACGTAGAGTCTGATTTGCTGACTGCCGAAAGATAGCGGCGAGAGGTTGGACTCACATTCGTCAAGAATCATAGGCACAGAGAGGTCGTAGTATTTGGCGAAGGTGTGGGCTATGTCGATGCCTGCGTTGATGCGTGCAGCTGTGTTGAGTTGGCTGTAAGGCACACCTTGATGATAGCACTCGCAGAAGGGCTTTTTCTCGCCATCGAGATTGCTCTTGAAGAGAGACCACTGCACGAAGGAGAAAAATCCGTTGACAGATTCCTCAATGATGGAGCAGGAACGTTGGTTGTATTCAGATGTGATGTCAAGCTGTGTGTCAAGCTCGTCGAGCTGCTTCTGATAGGTTTTCTTGTCGTTCTCGACCTCTTCAATCTTGTCGTTTATGCGGTCGAAAGATTCTTTCTTGGCAAGACGAGAGGAGAGAGTATTAATCTCGGCTGTGAGCGAGGACTTCTTGGCAAGGAGTTCGTTAAGCATATTCTGCTGTTCAGCACTGAGTTCAGAAGGCTTGGAGAGTTCGTCTTCAAGGCGTTTGAGTTCGGTAGCGGCTTGGGAATAGTTTTCGTTAGTCTGCAGAATCTCCTCATAGGAGCGTGGCTTTTCCTTCTCCACCTCTTTCAGCCGGGCTTCGGCATCGTTGAGAGCCTTGTGAGCCTTTGTGAGCTGCTTGGTGGTGGAAGAGCGTTCTTCGTTCAGATTGTCGAGCAAGTCCTTACACTCCTTATGTTCAGCCTTAATCTCGTCAGCCCGAGCCAAGAGAGCTTTCAGCCGTTCCGCTTTGTCAAGATTGAAACGCTGTTCAGATTCAGCTTTAAGGCGGTTGATTTCGGCGAACGGGAGAGCCTGTCCGCAATAACGACAGATGCCATCCTTGGCTTTCCACGACCACGACTCGCTGTTAATCTCTTGATACTGGGCGCCAGCTTCCTTGATGTCCTCCTTCTGCTGCTGCAGTTGTGCGTTGAGCTGAATTTCGGACTCGGTGAAGCCCTGCATCTTGGTTTTCAGCTCGTCAACGACAGACTGCGCCTGTGACTTCTCCTTACGGGCGTTGATGAGGTCGGAATCATGTTTCGTGCGTTCATCAACGGAGATATTTCTTGCGCCTTTCTCCATTTCGTCAATGCGCTTGTGCTGAAATTCGATACGCTTGCGAAGGCTATCGTTACGCACATGGTCCACCGCTCCGTTTTGGATTGCGTTAATCTGTTCGGAGATAGAATCAGCCTGTGAATTTTTCTCCTTCAATTCAGTCGAGAGACCGTCCCAATCTTCTGCTTCGGTTTGTACGGCATTGAGTTCCCGGAGACGGACGGGGATGTTGTCGAGCTGCTTCTGAATCTCGGTGCGCTTATATTTAATATGATGAAGAAACAGGTCTATGCTTTCCTTCTTGAGTGCTTCTACAACGAAGTCGTATTTCGCTGCCCCTTGCGTTATAGTCGCAATAGGAATTTCCGGGATAAGCTGCTCAAGGAATTTCCGCTGTTTGTCCCATGGAAGCTGAGCGAAGAACGTTGGAGAGCTTGCGATACGAAAGGTTATCTCCGGGCAGATGGCTTCGACAGCCTTCTTGTAGTCGCTTGCGGTGTAGATTTCTCCGTTGACTAAATACTTATAATTGTTCTTGCACTCCTTGCCTTTCCATGAATCGAGGAGGGTACGCTTGAATGTGGTGGACTCGCCATCAACGGAGACGGTGAGTTCTGCGGAGTGTTCGATTTCGGGGATGATGTTGTGGTCCTTGTCGTAGGTCTTGATGTTTAGGGCATTGCCCTTTGCGTCAGTGCCGTAGAGGACGTAGACGATGGCATTGGCGAGAGTGCTCTTGCCTATGCCGTTGCGTCCACTGATGTTTACGATGTTTCTGTCCAAGCTGTATTCTGCATTGCTGATGCCGCAGAAGTTAAGGAGCTTGATGTTTTGGAATGTTATTGTCTTCATTGCTAAAAGTATTTTCGTTGGAACTTACGGCGGAGATAGTTGGCTACATCTTCCGGGGTTTTCAAGAATCCTTCGTTGATGAGCATGGCTACTTGCTTTTCGAGTTCAAAATATTCTTTCTGTTTTTCTTCGGTGCCATATTCGTTGCGAAGCTGATGTTCGTGGCGACCAGTAATCACAAAATTAATTCCACGACCGATAATCGGCATATACTGCTTCATCTGTTGAGGTGTACTAATTTTGCTCATAGCCGAAGACAATAACTTATATGCATCGCCAGCCTCATTTCTGTACGTAAGCATTTGGTCTGAAACAAATTTCAATACCTTTACCTTAAATGTAGGGTTGAGCCACATAGCGAAATCAATGAAGAGCAGAGGGTGCATCCAAGTGCCACCGTTCTTACCTCTTGTTGCTAAATAGGGAGATTTCTCCCCATTTAAATTTTCTTCTTCACAAAGAGCCTTAATAAACTCTTGTGTTGCTTTGAGACTAAAATAGTTATCGAGGTCTTTCTTTTTATAATCCCCATTTTCTTGGGTATTTAAGTTTTCTGTACTATTCCATTGTCTTAGCAACTCTGTACCGTTGAAATATCCGTCTTTGGTACGCTGCTCAACCACGAAGTTAGCGAGCGGTCTTTTCATTATCTGATTCGTTATCATTGCTTTTTTGCTTTTTTAGTTCCTCATAATGGAGTTCGAGAGCCTTTGCTGCGCTGTATGCGAAGAGGTCGCTGTTGCGCATTGCTTGCAGGAGAAGTTTTTCCATATCCTCTTGTGGGGCGTGTAGCCAATAAGCTTCGGAGCGGTTGGCGTCGCCCATGAGGACGATAGCCCGGAAATGGTTGCCGAGGTCGGCTGCTTTGTCTGCCTTGTCGAGAATCTTCTTGACTTGCAGGAAGAAGTCTTGTCTGATGTTTTTATTCATCTGCTGTAATGGGTTTGATTAGAATGTCGTTCAGCGTCTTGCTGTAGGAAACTCTCTTTTGTTTCAGAAGGGTGTTGAGCGTTTCGGAGAGGTCTTTCTGAACGGCTGTTTTCAGTTTAGAATAAAGGACGCCGCACGGAATATGATTTTCCGGCGGCATCAGCGTTTTTATTTTCTCTATGATGTAATCCTCGTTCATAGTCTGTCGGTTGAGCCTAATCCTTTGCGCCAGCCTCTGACCCTGCCATTGACGAGACCGACTGTAGGGACGAAGGTGAAGCGTCCTTGGCAGATTCGGGATTTTTTCGGGATGATAATTTTGAAGCCCAAGAGACGTAGGAAGCGGTGTTTGAGCCGGAACTGTCCGAACTTGACTATAGCCTGCACTCCTTCTCCGTAGCCGGAATCTATCAATCCGAGTATGACATCAGCGTTGATGCGCAGAGGGGATGGAGTGGGGGAAATCCATTGTAGCCACTTGGGGTAATAGGCATAGGCTATCATGCCTTTGCCGGATTGTCCGCTGCGTGGCTGTATCTGCAGCCTATGTCGGGCGGTAGGGCTATCTTGAATCCGAGGGGAATATAGACCCTTGTGTTAGGAACTGCCTCTGTATCACTTGAAGTGAAGAGGTCGTAGGCTGCATCATGCGGATTTGCCTTGCGTGGTGTGTAGCAAGGGTCGTCGGGTTGGATGGTGATTGTGGTGATTGGAATTTTTGTCATAATTTATTTATTTTTCTCGATTATCTAAGAAGGCTTGCTGCAGTGGATAATGCACGTATAAGTTTAATGCAATTATCTTTAGTCAAAAGTATTGCCCGAGACGAACCTTCATCCAAAGGAAAACCATCAACTTCAACCAGTACGGCATCCTTCTCTTTGATGATGGTTGTAGTGCTAACGGAAATCGTACCATCATTTTCGTCTGAATCAATATCCATATAAAACGAATTGTTTGTCTCTTCAAAGTTATCGCCATAGGTATCGTAAAGAGCCTTTACTTTCAACTCCATTTCGTGCGTCTTATCGAATGATTCTTTAAGACCGCTAAATACTTTCTTCTCTTTTTCCATTTTTGTTTGTTTTATGCTTTCTGTAAATTTTACAAGTCTTGTATTCCTTTGCATTATAAAGTTAAATTCTTTTCTTCAGGAAGTCTCTTTACTTCTTTTTCGTAATATTCTAAATACATCCATCTAAAACCGTAAGCTGTTTTCTGTTTGCCTTTCAGACAACGCCTAACATTTACCTCCGACTTACCTGTATGCCTTTGAAAGTCACATGAACTTGCCCATTTCTTTACGAAACTACCATCTATGTTTAGCTGCACAATATGCTTTGCAAGCTTATTGTTCCATCCTACAGGATGCTCTCTTGTTCTTTTCAAAACATTATATGCATGAATTTGATTTTCAGAGCGTGTTGCCCATTCAAGATTATCAACGCAATTATTTGACTTATTACCATCAATATGGTTTACGTCTTTTTTGTGTAATGGGTTCGGAATGAACGCTTGTGCGACCAAACGATGAGCGTGTTCGTATCTCACAGTTCCGTCTCCTGGGTAAAGACAATAAAACAGATACCCACTCTTTTTCTTTTTTACCCTAAGACATCTTTCCCCGGTATGTCTAATTCCGTTACGCATGGGAACCATCCTTCCTAAAGACTTCACACGACCACAATCAGATATTTGGTAAATACCTTCATATCCTTCAATGTCTCTCCATTCTTCATTTCCATTCGTCATAGTTCTTTTCTATTTTTAGTCGTTCAACTTCCTTCTTGTAGAACTCAATGAGTTCTTGTAGCTCGAACAGAGACCAATTTCTGGCTTGACGATGTTTCCATTCTAACAGTTCCATCTTCTTTGGACCAAGCTCCTTTTCTAAATACTTGCCCAAGTATATCAGATGTGAGCTGTTGAATCTGTTATCATATTGGCACTCGATTGTTACGTTGTCCGGGTCAAATCTTGTCGCCATGTGAGTACGACTCCAATAATGGCTTGCGTCTCCTTTAGCGAAAGGTAGGATGCGCCTGCAAGTAGGGCATTGAAACACACCTTCATCGTTTACATCACGAAGTCTGATGTATAGCGAGAACCACCTGTCAAGCTTCTTGATGAGAGCTGATTTGCTCAGCCCTGCCTTAGCTTTTTTCTTCTCCTGCTGCTTGGCTTTGCTTTCCCAGGGTGTCTGTTTGAGAGGTGTCCTTTTGAGCGGTTTGTATCTTTTTAGAGCCATATACCTTATTATATATCTCTGCTAATCACGTTGCCGAGGTCTGCGGAGAGGTTCTTGATTTTACTGTTGAGGATATTGATTCTACGAACGTACAGTTCGAAGACACATAGTGAGCACCATGCGTTGTCTTCGAGCAGCGTGTATATTTCGTTAACCCTTTCTTGATAAGGAAGGGTTGGGTTGATTTTTATCATATTTGGATTGGGGGTTAGTTCTTCAAATAAAGAGAATCCTTCTATCTTCACAGACGGAAGGATAAAGCAAAAATGTATTACAACTACAATGAAGTATCGCTATACTTCGATTTCCATAACCTATGAATTAGAACTTAAATCTAATAATATGAAAAACTTCAATTTATATAATTGGTCATCTTATTCGAAAGTAAAGCCAGATGCTTTTTGTACGGCTTGCCCAAGGCTGCATCTGACGGGGCTTATATATGGTGATAAGAAATGTGCTACGAAAATATCTCCGCATTTCACAACGAGGAGATATGTACACTCATATACAATTAAATAACACAAAACTAATAACGAGTGGGACATCGAGGAGTTGCACCTCTAAGGTAATCATTCACATTAACATTATTAAAACACACGGCTAAAATCTGCCTGTTTATTTACTCGTTCGACACAGACAAAAAACGAACATGTCCCGAAAAGCCTGCTTGTCTTCACAGATTTGCAGGTAAAAATTCAAAATAATGATTTCAAAAGTAATAAAAAGGGGGGGGAGGTGCGGCAGGGCTTGAACCTGCGTCTATGATAATTCATTATTCTGTCCATCGTGTTTCTGAACTACACACCTCTATTGGTTTCGGCTTGCAGCGTTATCTGCAATTTAAGAGCCATGCTCACCGAGGTCGTATTATGTCAAATCCTTTTATCCAATATCCAATAAGTCAAAGAGCTGCGCTGCGGAAGAGATAGTCGCCTCGGTTCTACTTCCTTATGGTTTACGCTTCCGTGATGATGGGGAGCGAAAGACTGTACCGTCCATTCAGTTGGTGGTGTGGTCGTTCTCGCTACGGAATGTCGGTCTTGAACCGTCTCCACACCTCAATAAAACCAAATCTAATCGTCTATGAAACTCTCTCTTCTATTCTCCCGAACTGAAGGGAGATAAAAAATTACGCTATGATATTATCCTATTGCCTATCGGCTTTGCTTAATCTTCTTCTATCAACAGCTCGGGGTATCTCTTGACGAGGAGTCCACCATACAGGTTCTTTGTGATTGCCCTGATGTTACGTGCGAGTTCGGTGTTCGTCCGGTATGAAAGAGCATTGTAAACCATTGCTACATGGCATTCCGCTGTCTTGGCTATTAAAGGAATTTTGCTGTTCCTTACAAGAATTTTTGGCTTATATATTATTTTATCCATAATTTTTATTATATTTGCAACGTAAATGAATATACGATATATCATCGTGTAGAATACAGGTGCAAATATACAAGATTCTGAAGATACATCCAAATATTTAGATATATGTCTATATATTTGTATTTTATTTAATAATATTCAAAGATTTAAACATTGAGAATTATGAGTTTGGCTGATAGGATTAATGAGGTGAGAGAGTATTATAAGCTGAGTGGCAATGCTTTAGCTGTTAGGATAGACATGAAGTACACTACGATATATAACTATCTGAACGGAAAAGACCCTTCTGCGGAGTTTCTTATACGCTTAAAATCCACGTTTGTGGATATAGACATGAACTGGCTGTTTACCGGGGAAGGCTCAATGTTGTTGAGTAAGGCGGTTACACCCGACAAGTTGATAAAGGAGCTTGCGGACACAAAGACGGAGCTGCTGATACAGAAGGGTGTAACGGATAGGCTGTGCAAGATTATTGAGGAGAGACTGAGACTCGATGGGAATAAAGAAGTGTAGGGCGATTCTGCTAAAGTCCTTCCTGCAGCTTCATGTATTCTTCCTGTCGCTCTGCCATAATCTTGATTAGAGCATCCTTGACCTTTGCGAAGAATTCTTTCTGCGTGTTTCCTCTATGGATAACTACGACATTGGGAATTTTGATTTTATTGATAAAGGAAACGTTTTTTCTTGACAAAAAGACGATGTACAATTCGTATTGCGACAAGTAGAGAATGTAGCTGTTCGATTTTTTATCGTGCATTTCTTCATACTTGAAACCTCTTTTGTCAAGAAAGTGTTTTATTTTTTTGAATTTCAACTCGGCTTTCATAAAATCGAACTTTTTTTATTTTAACACAACTATATTTTACATATATATAATATATTTATTATATTAATTAAGTTAATCAACTTAATCATGAATGGGCAATGTTTGCTGAGATTTGAGCAGAATTTCCCCTTACCCGCCAAGACTGTTTTGTCTTTAGGTCGGGCAGGGGTTTTCTGCGGTCGTTATGAACGGTGTAAAGTCCCTTCGACTCTCGCTCCTCATGCCAATCAACAGCAATATTGGTGGTACAGATTTTCCGTGTTGTTACGTCCTTGCCCTGCTCTGTACATTCATTCCACAGGACCCTCTCATAGCAAACCCAAAGAGGGTGTTTTTTATAGTCTTGACGAAGTTGGTGTATTGAGCCGTCGCTAAGTCTTGACTTGTCTGTCGGGTTAAACAAAAGCCCTTTGACGAGAGCAAATTTAGGTCGATTTTCGGTAGCTTCCAAGGATTGTTAAAATCGCTTTAAGAATTTAATTATATATAATTCGTAAACGATTATACGAAAATTATTTGTGTTACACCTGTGTTATCATTATCTTTGTATGCGAAGAATAAGTTAATGGCAGTCAGAGAGATAGATGAAATGTCTGATAATCCCAACGGAATCACTTTGTGACCCCATGCGGGTCACATCGGAACAAAACAACGTCAAAGAGGATTCTACTTCGGTAGTATCCTCTTTGTTGCTTATATACAGTTAGTTACGAGCGAGTAACTTGAAATTCAGACAGTTATTTAGAGGACGAGCGTAATGTCTAATTAACGCAGCGGATTTGAACCTGGTGCTTTGATGATGACATAACGGGACACAACGATACATAAATGTGTGACACTTTGTGTGACACTTTTCTGAAATGTGTGACACTTTCTTAAAAATGTGATACACTTTCAGCCACTAAATAGCAGGAATTGGCAAGATAGCCAATTAAAAATTGTTAAACTCCCATTATTCTCATCTTCTCCACTTATTTGTCCGCTGTACTAAAACCTACTTTAACGATGAAGAAGGAATTGGTAGAGGTCGTCTTCGACCGTAGAAAAAACTCCGAGAAGAGGGGTTACGGATTTTTGGAAGTGCAAGTTTATCTTGGACGTGCCACTCGTAAATACATTATGATTGGCAAGTATTCACCCGACGACTGGCAAGCAGCAGCAGCTTCGCCCGAAACACAAGCTCTGGTAGCGAAGTGTAAGAAAATCATTGCTGCGATGGACGTTCTTGACGAAGAGCGTACCTACGACAATTTCATGTATCACTTCAATGGCGAAGACAAGAAGCCTAAGGTGGAAGTAAAGAAGGTGCAGCCAAAAGAGCCGGAGAAAAGTGGAAAGAGCTTTCTCGACTTTATGGAGGAAGCTCTCGCCAATGAAGATTTGCGCGAAGGCACACGCAAGCACAAGATATGTGCTATTGAAACCGTGCGCACATTCGGTAAACTCAACACCTATGGCGACTTGACTCCGAAGAACATCATCGCCTTTGACAACTGGCTGCATGATGGCACCCGTACCGATGTGACGTGTTACGGCTACCACAAGAAAATCCACAAGTGGGTTCGCCAACTTTATCAGATGGGCGAAATTCCACAGGATCCTTATCAAGTGGTGACGTTGAAGCGAGGCAAGTGCCGTGAACGTGAACCGCTCACCGAACTTGAACTGAAGCTCATGCGCAGCTACAAGTTCGAGGGCAAACTTGCCAGGGTGCGTGACCTCTTCATCTTCGCTGCCTACACCGGACTGTCGTTCTGCGACACACAGACCTTCGACTTCGAGAGCATGACGAAGAAGGAAGGCAAGATGTACTACATCGATGGTAGCCGTATCAAGACCGATACGAAGTTCTTCACTCCTATCCTCTCTCCTGCGATGAAGGTGCTTGAGAAGTACGACTACCAACTGCCTAAGATAAGCAATCAGAAAGCCAACGACTACCTTCATGTGATACAGATGGAGCTGCACTTCAGGCAGAAGTTGACTTTCCACGTAGCCCGCCACTCCTTCGCTACGATGGCGTTGGCTCACGATGTGCCTATAGAGAATGTGGCTCGTATGCTTGGGCACCAGGACATCAAGACCACACAGATTTACGCCAAGGTGCTGCGCACTACCATCGAGCGCCATGCCACGGCCCTACAGCGTTCAATCAGCTAATACACGATAGAATATTCCTTTTAATAACTGCGACTTTCCCGACTCATGGAAGGTGGCGGTTATTTTTTCGCATATATACCTCTGTCCACGTATGTAGAACAATGCACGAGGATTGGGTATTGTGTCAGAGAGGAAAGAGAAATGGAACTTCTGCTTTCCATCAATCTTGTGCATTGACAAGCGCATAGAATTGGCTATGCCGTCTTTCAATCGCAAGGTGAATTGAGTTCTGTTATACCCAAACGAGTCAGTAACCTCCACCTTATCTATTATAGGATGTGGCTGATTACCGCCGAAAAGATAATGTCCACTCCAAAAGCCGACATATATAACATCAAAATATGCAGATGACTTCTCGGTTTCTCCTTTGCCAATCACATAGCTTGCAGTGCCTTGTGCCAAGTCTCCTGCATCATAGTCGACATCATCGTGATAGCGTACCGATGATAATTGCCCTTCATTGTTCGGTCTTTGTCCTATGTAGATGCCAGAAGATGCAGAGCCGGAAGAGCCTGTACCGTCTTCCGATATAGTCCATGTTTCTCTACTGCCCAACTCTCCGCATTCGAGAAACATACAATTGCCATACTTGTCGTCAGTACCCTCTATCCATGCAGGAACGATTTTCAGTTCAATATCGTCAGCATCATTATCAACAAAATAATCTCCGAACTGATTTACAGGCATCAGACGGTTATAATACTTGTACCACTTCATGCCATTATGCTTGCTGACAAATTCTGATTTGTAGCAGTACATTATAAAATAGGTATCAATCTCCTTGCAATAAAACAGTCTGTTTCCGTCACTTCCAACTGGATAGCCACGGCTGAAAGACTCGCTGTATCCATGTCCGCTATGCCCCGTAGACTTGTAATAACCGCTAATCTTCAACGTCATAGCCTTGTCAATCAATTCCCGAAATGTATCATAGACCAAAGCCTTTGACTTGTTGGCTCTTATAAACCAGTCGCACGAGTAATATGACCACAGAAGCGCATCATTATCAGCGTATTTCAAGTTAGCCGAAGCGATGTACTTGCTTTCATCTTCTTGCGACACCTCTGTTGTGTAAGAGTCCAAGACCTTGTTTAAGATTACCTCTCCTGCCGATTTTGCCAGACTATTAGAGAAATGAAACTCGATGCGCTTAGCCTTATGGTTGATATCAAAATCTCCGAAAAGGAAGTTTTCAAGATGCTCAAAAAACTCGTTCAATGTCCAATGAGGCAATGCAATGGCAAAGTTCCACGCAGCCCATGCAGCCGGAAGCGTATTGCAAATCAAGAGATATTTATATTGCGATTGCTCCAGTTCAGCAAAGTTCGCCTCATACCCCAATTGCGAACAAATACGCTTTAAGATATACAATAAGTATGGCTGGAACGAAAGAGTACTTTTGACATTCTCGAAGCCAGTGATGAAATGGACAGATGTAGTAACAGCATTTTGCAGATTGCCGGAATAGTTGTTTACCCACGGCAACGGCACCCAGTTGTTCGTTGGATATGGTTTGAACGCTTCTGCTGCTATAAGATTATCGCGCTTGGTAGGATATCCCAAATCCATTTCATTGAGATAGATATCGTCAAATGTCTCGTCAAAGTTCTGCTCGCTGCGACCCTCCAGGAATTGCGTTTTTACTTCCACGTCCGATATTTCTGTTATTGTTATGGAGCCAGACTTCAGGAAAGCGCCGTCACGGATGTCACAGTCAAATACCACCTTTGACTTGATAACATCCGCTCTGTGGATGTGCCCGAAGATGGCTATATTTCGGGCGCATCCCTTTAGTGGAAACGTAATTGTCAAGGTGTAGCTGTCGCTACCCGTAAATAGACGGTTCTCGAAGATGAAGTCAAACGAAGTGTTCTTCTTCAAAAAAGCTTGTTTGCCATTGATTATTATTTCCATTTTTATTACTTTTGCAAAATGAAACATACACTAATTATAATATTCGCAAGTTTGACACTTTTTGTTGCAAGTCTTGTCTTTATTGACTATTGGAATTTCGATTTTCCAAACTTGCTCATATTTCTTATTGCAAGTAGTGTCGTACTGTATATTTTAAGTAGATATGTGAAAGGTAAGTCTGCAAGACGAACACTTGCCACTTTATCATACATATCGCTTGCCACATGGATTTTGCTCCTAATATTCTTATTTATTGCTATGTATGTAATGACAATTGGCGAGGCTCACCATTAACCAGAGGTTACTCACTTTCTCCTACTCTTTGGTGTCTTGTTACGGATTAGTGTGTCATACTCGTCCTGCGCTTGCTTGATGCCAGTGTCACCCGTGACCGTGTTCACCGTGACAAACGGCTCGCTCAACCGTTTCTCTAACTGCTTCATCGTATCAGCATAACTCTGCATAGCCTTTGTGTTCTGCACGATTGCAGCCGTAGCCAGTCCGTCCGGCTGCTGCTGCACGATGATAGGCTGTTGCTGTTGTGGCGTGCTATATGCTACTGGCGCAATAGTCCGACTCACATCATCGGCTCGTAAGGATCCGATGGTGTTAGTCCGCTGCGCATAGTCCAGGGCGTTGATGATAGGACGCGCAACCGGGTTGGCAAGCATCTCCTGCGACGCCACCCATTCCCCGGCATGAACCACGCCCACCTCTTGGAACTTGGAGCCTTTTGGAGTGAAGCCACCCTTTGCATAGCCCTGGCTTTCACTCGCTTGCTGCTGTTTTTTGATAGCAGCAATCTGAATAGCTCCTGCAGCCACCGCCATTGCAGCAGCCACTGGTGCCAGGATATAACCCACAAGAGGGATAGCCGCTGCCGAGCCATACGCCGATATGGCGTTCTGTGCCGTCTGCGCCACCGCTTGAATTACCTGCATGGCAAACATCTTTTTGTTCGCCTCGTTCTTTTTCTTTGCCAGCTCCTTCTGCTTCTGCTCCTCGAGCTTCTTCACCTTGTAGTTGTTGCCCTCCGCTTGCTGAATCTCCTTGTCATACCGCTTCTCGATGGCAGCAGTCTGTATCTCCAGTTCCGCCTGAATGAGCGAGGTCATGCCCGAAAATATCGACGACATGCCCGATGTCAGCGTGTTAAAAGAACCCTGTACCGCCTGTCCGAGGTCCGAGTTCAGCCACTCCGTGATGTCCTCCGTCATGTTTTCGAGGAAGTTCTTGCTTGTGTCGTTATACTCTTGGCCGTACTTCTTAGCCAGTGCCACCTTTGCCTTTTGATACGCTTCCTCGATGCGCAACTTCTCTTTTGCATCGTCACCAGCAGCTTTTATCTCTTGGGCATATACTTCATCCAAAGCGGAAGAGTCCTTATCATACTTCTCCTTCTTCTCCGACTTGTTATCCCCGAAGTAGTCCTCTTTGATTTTGGCAAGCTCCTTCTGGTGCTTCTTCTCGTTGTCCTCTATGGTCTTCTGATTACGCTTTTGGTTTTCAACGAGCTTATTCTGATAATTCTTCTGCGCTTGCAGCTGTTCCTTAGAACCATCCGTGTAGACCTTTGTCAAACGGCGCAGATGCTCCAACTCCATGAGTTCAAGCGCATCATCAAACGTCTTTTGGTCTACCTTTCCATCAATGTACCGCTGCTTCTCCGTGGCAACCAACTCATTATAGTAGTCGTTCTCCTGCTTCGCCGATTGCGTGTTCTTGTCATCAGCGAGTTTTTTCTTTGCCTCATAGTATGCTGCTTCCGCTTCCAGTTTCTGTTCACTCGTAGCTTTGCCATTAGCCATAACCTTTTGATTGTACTCCATATCAATCTCCGTCATGCGGTTCGTGTACTCCTCGAAGTCCTTCTCACCCTTGGCGTATGCGATACGGTTGAGAGCCTGCTCCCTGGTCTTCCAGTCCTTCTGCGGTTTCAGCACATCCTCTGTCTTCGTCTTCTTGTCCGTTTTAGGAGGCGTGTATGGATGGTTCTGCGTCTGCTGTTCCTGCTTCTGTTCTTTCTTCGCGTCATTGAGCGCATCCTTCTTGATGTCTTCGCCATATATGCCTAAGATGTTCGCCTCACGCTGGTCGAGTTCCGCCAGGTCCTCCTTTGTCTTGGCAAGCGCACGTCTGTTCGAGGCACGCAACGAGTTGACACCCAACTGCACCACCTTTCCCTCCTGACCAGGCATAACCGTTTCCGTCCTTGCCTCCATCTCATCCATGGCAACGACACGCTCCTGCCTCTGCTTTTCCAGATTAAGGTCGACACGCTGCTTTCCTATATCACGCAACTTATCCTTAGCACCCTCAATCTCATACTTGCGAGTCAACGACTTCAAGTAATCATCAAGAGCCTTCTTGTTCTCCTTATACTTGCCTGTAGTATCATCCAACTGGGCATTATAGTTCGGGATAATCTTGTTGAGCGCATCAATCGCCGTGTGTCTGTCCTTCAGCGACTGCGTTTCATCGCGAGCCACCGCAATAAGCGCATCAATCTTGTTCTTCTCGTCGATGATGCCCTCCTGCCCACGCTTGCGTATCTCCTGCAAGTCCTTTTCTGCTTGCGACACCTCTGTCATCTTCTTGTATAGCTTATAAAGAACCGCACCGAGAGCAATGACTCCGGCTGCTATCGCACCATAGCCAGATGCGAGCAGAGCACCCTGCTTTTTGAGGTCCGACATCAGCCATGACTGTCGCACCCAGTTGCCCTGCAATTTGGCGAGCCCCATCTGTAACAAAAGGTGTGCAGCGTGCAATGTGGCGACCGTGGTCTTGTATGCCGTAGTCGCAGCCTTGGAAATGACGAGCCACGCATAATGCGCCTTGAAGGCAATGTTTGAAGCGTTCACCGCAATCTTATATGCAATGAAAGCAGCAGTCAGCGAAGCCAAGGTAAAAGCGTTCTCCTTGATGAACGTGATTGAAGTAGACATGAACTTCAACAACAAAGTGGTGGAAGAGATGACATGCTTCATTATCGGCTGCAGCTGCTCACCAAGTGCCACCGCCATCTCCGTCACGCCCTTGCGAGCCTTGTCAAGTCCTGCCTGCACCGTAGTATTCTGCACATTGAACTCATTTGTGACAGACGTACCCTCCGCAAACGCCTTAGTCGCTTCCTCCTGCTCCCACCGCACCATATCGAGATTGCCAGCAAGAGCCGAAATCACCTGCGCAGCACGAGCACCATTCTCACCCATGTCCTTGAAGACTGGTGCCAGTACGTCGATGTTGCCGAGTTCGTGAAGACGATCCAGCAACATGAGAAGTCCCTCGTTAGTGCTCTTCTTCAGCGTTTCGTTGAACTCCTTCGCATTAAGTCCCGTAGCCTTTATTATCTTGTCGTTCTCCTTGAACATATCCATAATGACTTTGGAAACAGCAGTTGCCGACATCTCCACCGCCTGTCCCTGGCTATCCAGCACCGCAGCGAAGCCCATGATTTCCGGGATAGTCATCTTCGCCTGGGCACCCACGCCAGCCATGCGCTGTGTGAAGTTTGCGAGATAAGGAGCAGAAGCCGTGCAGTTCTGCGACAACTCATTGATAACGGAACCCACGGCAAGCAGAGCCTTCTCCGTGCCGAGGCGTTCCTCGTCACCGAAGATGTTTGTCAATTTTGAAAGAGTCAGAGTAGCCCCATCACCGAGGTCGTCCAAAGCCACATTGATTTGGTCGGCAGCTTTCACGAAGCCCAAGACATCCTCCTGCGAAGTTTTGCCCAATCGACCCGCCTCCTGCGCCAACTTATTCAATTCCTCACGCCCCGTTCTGGTGTCAATCTTCTGGAAGTCCTCATTCAGCTGCTCCACCTCCGAAGCGTTCATTCCGGTAAACTTGCGCACATTCGCCATCTCCTGGTCCATATCCGCAAAAGCGTTCACCGCCGAGCGTCCAGCCATGATGATACCCGTGATGGCAGCAGCAATGCCGGCAAGAGCTGTTTGCCAGTCGTTCAGCTTTCGGTTCATCCGTTCCCACAGGCTCTCATTCTCTCGCAGTTGCGAGTTCACTTTGGCAATCTCCGCCTTTACACGCTTAATCGCCTCACATTGTCTGTTCCACTCTTCGCTTCCCCGTTCAAGCCCATTAAGGTTTCGTTTCAGCTGTGCCAATGTTCGGTTCAGTTCCTTTGGCGAAGTTTCATCGAGTCGTTGCAGAACATGCTCGACCCCTTTTGCAGAATTTTCAATCTGCGAGATTTGGCGATTAGTTTCCTTCAGTTCACGCTTTAGCTTCGTGAGCTGCTGTTTGTTTCCTGCTGCAGCCGCTTTCTCAATGGCTTTTTCGAGGTTTGCAGCCTGAGATTTCAGTTTCAGGAGCATATCTTCCGCCTGTTTTCCGTTTACAGTGAGCGTAACGGTCGCATTGGTGTTTATATTCGACATACGTCTTTCAATTTTATTGGTTTAATGATACGCAAAAATAACACCGCTCAAACACCACTCAAAAGACGAGAAATAAGGCAGTTTCGCCCGATTTAGGCACGCTGGCGCCGACAAAAACCGACGAAAATTAAGCGATAGAAAAACGAAAGGCTTGTGTATCAAGCCGTTAAGGGTTTGTTAAGGGATTTTCCCTTAACCCGTCTTGATAAAGACCCCCCGACCGCCCTGTCCTTGCTGACGGCTACGACCGCCCGACCTTTGCGGAATATGTAAACAAATGTTAATATTTAGTTTCTCGCACTCGCAAAACCGCCTTAGTTGCGCTAAAAGGCGAAAAGGCAGAAAGTGACGAAAAAGGCTTGCAAGTTTCGCTGATGACGAAAGCGAGCCGAGGTTTCACGCTGATGCACAACCGCTCCAAGTTCCACGAAAAACGAGGGTTTCGACTTGAACAAATAAGGCTGAAACAATCAAAAGGTTTCGGAAAAACACCGAGTTTCGGCACGATATAGGGTTTCGGCTTGAGCAAATAAGACTGAAACAATCAAAAGGTTTCGGCACAATATAGGGTTTCGGATGCGTCAAACGCTCTATTTTTGGCACTTTAAGCCTCCAAGCCGAACAAACCGAGGGTCTTGCCTTGCCACGAAAGGCTATTAGGTATCGGATGGGCATCAATGGCTTGCGGATGTTGCAATATATGCGAGAAAAAACGAAGGTTTCGGCTTCATACTGCGTACTGAACCACCGCCACCACACCAAGCGAGCCACCACGCCACGCCCGACCCATCGGGCGGTAATGCGGCAGTGGTGAGGGATAAAAAGGTAATGCGCCTGTCGGTCTTGCCCGACATTAGGCGCACTACCTTTTTATCCCATACATCTGCCATACCTATTTGAATAAGCGAGAGTGCTGTCAGACTTATAGCAATCTTGATTGCCATTAGTCAGACGGCTTTCTCGCATTGACAGACAATAGAAAGCGCAGCTTTACCAAACCATGAAGGCATCGCCTTATAGGAAACAGAAGGCTCTGCCTTACCCGAAGCGAATGGGTATGAAGTGGAATGTAATGAAGTGGTAATGTAGGACTTCTCCATGGCTCGCAGAGTCATAGAGAAACTCCGGAATGATAACGTAATGGAATGTAGCGCAATATCCTTTCGCAACAGTGGACGAAAGGATGTGGCGCATAACGGACGGTTACGGGAGTGGAGAGCCACTGCCTTTCGGCTGAAGAAGAGAAGATTGAGCATAGCGAGATGATAGACAATAGAGCGCAGCTGTACGGACTTATGCGCAATGCAATGGAGCGTGTGTCCGTACCTATTAAGAAAGGTGAAGGGTGTGCAACACTATTCACCTTTGATGATGATAGATAGACATCTTTGATGTGCTAAAAAACAGAATGATATCGCAGATGTGGAGAAGAATGACGGAATGAAATGACGTGGAAGACGGATGACGCTTGCGTGTTGATGATTGACGAGGAGGTCAGACAAGCTCGCTGCAAGCGTTGCTTGGCTGGGTGATGCGTCAATCATGTGCGTAGGTGGTGCATTGTTCGGTGGCGAGGACTGGCGTAGCCGTGAAATTGTGGGGCGTGTAATGAAGTGGAGGGGCTTTGGGCTGACGTGGAGAAATGTGTATGTTGCTTACCCCGTACCGTGACTTGTGTGCTTGCACTTTTCTCGAATGTATGGAGGACTATTCGGCTTCAGGCGATTTGTCCTCCTCACATCCGAGAAAAAGAGACATGGTACGGATCAGGGAAGTGGCATACTTATTTTGCAACAGAAGCCCAAAGCGACGGAACGCAATGGAACACCCCACAATTTCACTTAGCCATGCAATGGCTTGTCCTCGCCACCGAACAATGCACCGCCGGAGCTGCCTGGTAATGAATTCGGGAGCCTGTGACCGAAGTGTTTCCTTCTGCCGGCGTGATAGCGACGGATAAGCATTAAGACGGCTACTGCCGTTATCATCATCAGGACGGCAATAGCGAGCTTTGCCGTGAAGGGAACTGAAGACCTTGACTTGATAATTTCCTGCGACTTGTCGGATGAAGACTGCTTCGCTATTGCGATGCTGTCTTCCACCTGCTGTGCAGCTGCGGACTCCTCCTTTTCCTCTTGGGAAAGGTGAAGTCCGTAGAGTCTGAGAGATGACGGCTTGCCGTGACTTATAGCTGAAGGCTTGCCGTGATAAGATGGAGGCTTTGCCTTGTCATTGGACAGGGGCTTGCCCGATGGATAGCTGAGGTCGGAACATTGAGGGGTTGCCGACGTGTCGACACCCCCGAATGTGAAGACGCAGCTATCGAATGAAAGGGCGGTGAGGCGCTGTAGAGAACTGAATGAAAGATTCTGAGCGGATCGCCATTGAGCTTGCGAAACGGCGTTTCGCTCACTTTCATTGGATGATGATGCTGTCTTTGTGCTCTTGCACGCCAGTACAAATGCACAAAGAATAAGGATTAGGATATGTTTCATATCGTTGGGTTTAGATGTTGGCATACTCTGCCGTTGCATCGAATGATGGGCACGCTTTAGCTGCATAATCTCGATGTCCTCGTATTTTTGCATTGGGGAACTGCACTCTGAGTTTACGAAGAAGTGCCACCAATGCGGACTTCTGCTCTTCCGTGCGAGAGTCCTTAGGGTGTTTGCCGTCGGCGGTCAAACCACCGATATAGCAGATGCCTATGGAATGGGCGTTGTGCCCTTGGCAGTGCGCTCCCACTTGTGCGAGCGGTCTGCCATGATGCACAGAGCCGTCGCGGTAGATAACGAAGTGATATCCGATGGATGCAAAGCCTCGCTGCCGATGCCAGCGGTCGATATCTGCCGTGGTGAAGTCCTTGCCTTCAGGCGTGGCAGAGCAATGGACGATGATGAGGTCAATCTTGCGCATCCTTCTCCTCCTTCCGCTTCAGCTTGTCATCGAGGTACGAGCGTAGTTCTGCATACTTAGTCTGTATGTAGATAGTGACACCGAAGATAGATCCTGCATAGATAAGACACTCTGCGAATACACCCAGGACAGACTCGTGGATTTGTCCGGTGGGCGGTACGATGAATCCTGCAACAGCGAGGAGGAATCCTCCGATGAGCATAGCTATGGCAGATACAATCTGCACATTTTCCTTAGTTTCTTTTGTCATAATGAATTGTCTTTTGAGAGTTAATATGATGTGGTTATCTTTGTATAAGATAAGCTGCATCTCAGCATAACAATCAAGCACGCTTGTTGTTCTGCATTCGATTTGCATTATCTTTGCGATTGAGTTGTGGTCCGATTGGACCATTACTCTTTGGCAGCGTGGTGTCGCGAACACCATTTTGCATCCGAGCTGTGGTGGCCTCCTTGCGGAGAAACCATGGCTCTTTTCGTTTACATACTGAAAATGAAGGTGAGTTTGTAATTGTTGCTACTATCAAATGTATCAGCCCTTGCGATAACCTTGAACTCAGCGAGGTTAGTTCGGAGTTCGCTGAACTGGAACGGACCGTAATCTTTGGACTTCTTGTAAAAGCCGATGGCGAAGCGGAAATGGCGGTTGATGCCGAGAATGTTAAATGAGCGTTTGCCAAAGTAAATGCGGACTTCTGAAAGCCTTTGCGTATTGGGGTCGATGACGGCACGGCAGTCGCTGAACAACACACCAGGTTCAGTAAAAAACTTGCCTCTGTTCGGGTCGCCCTCCTTATCCAGACGGAAAGAAATCTCGTCGCCATTATTCACACTAATCTTTCGGTCGTCATAAAAGCGGTTCCAGCCACGTCGCCGTGGAAGATACTCACGCACACCGTTTCCATCCTCCTGCTTGCGACTTGTACGCACCGAGTGTCGGAAAATGACCGGTGTAAGCCCTTGCCGGATATAACGGTAGGCATCCTGTATCACAAGAGTACTGTCAGTGATGATACATTCAATGTGCATCTGCGTAGCTTGCTTCATCGTGGCAAACTTCTGAATGTCCGTTTGCAACGATTTCATCTGCGATGCAAGCGACTTGATATCCGTCTGAATCTTTAGGATGTCTTCAGCGTTGACAGTGGTTGCTTTGGTGTTTCTGGAAACACGGAGGCTGATATTTGCAATACCCTTTTGTAGATTTAAGATTGTTTCCTCCAAAGTTGAAAGCGAAGAGAAATACTTGGAGATATCAGCCTTGCACTTGTTCAAGTCCTGCACCTGCTGCGCACGCATGACACCGGCACGCTCGGTAGTGGCTTGGCGGATGAGAATGGAATTGTTTGCAATTTGATTGATTCCAGTAGAGAGGTTCGCCTTTCCCAATGTGAAATACACGTTATTGCGGTCGTCCGAACCGATGGTGAGCGATGTCAGCACATAGCCGATGCGTCCAAGAGCCGAGCGCCAATTATCAAGGCGACTCATGTCCGTCTGCAGAGCAGCTTTTCCCAAAAGGTCAGCGATTTTCTGCAACAATGCGCCCAGAACTTCGGGCGTTATAGCCTCTTCGCGCGTCTCGCTGCGGAATGAGGTGATGAGAGATGTGATAGATGAAATGTCAGCCATACTTTTGCTTGTTTTCAGCAAAGGTATGGCTGACTTTTAGATGGAGAAAAGACATTGTTAGTGATTATAGCGCACATACTTGTCGTCGAGTGCCTGAGCGACGACACCAACGAACTCGTGAGCGATGTTGTCGGAGAGGAAGTCACGGAGGTTCATGACGGAAGCGTAGTACTTACGGCTGAACCAGGGTTTCTTTTTGCGCTTGCGTTCACGTCCGATGTCTCCCTTGTTTCCACGAGGAATCTCCTTGCCCGTACCGAAGTTCTGCCAAAGGCCATATTCGAGGAAGGACTGGCTTAGTCCTAACTCCATGAAACGACCATCCGCACGGACAGGGAGGGACTTGGGGCTGTGAAGCAAACGTCCGGTGTCGATTACACCGAGGAGTGTCATTTGCTCACGCCATATTTTGAGCATCGTGTCGTTGAAGGCAAGAACGAACTTCTCACGTTCTTGCAGTTGTGGGTCATTGCCATTCAGATGGGTCATAACGTAAATCGGTATAAGTGTCAACGGCGATTTGAAAGAAAGCACAGGCACAGCCAGAGAAGAAGTATTGGTCGATTTCCTGAAAGGAGATGCGAGAGTCGAGATAGATATTATGCTGCTCCTGCTTCGTCTTTTCAAGGATTAGCTTGCTCATAAACTGGCGGAACAGCTCGCGCATGGTGTCCATGCACAGCTGGCGTGCAGCCATATCATCAATGGCGTGGCGCATGGCGAGGAAGACCGTCTTCACTCTTCGAGTGTGCGGACTGTTGTTCACCTCGATATAACCCTGACTGATGTCGCTGACAGCGATGATAGCCGTGGCGGATTGCAGCTGCTGCAAGGCTTCCTCGAAGCCGTCGAGTCCGCTGACCTTTGCGAAGACAAAGTCATGGGTTTGAGCGAACTTGTTTGTTTCTGTGAGGGATGCGAAGAAGGCGGTGGCATCCCAATTGATGTTCTTGTCTGTCATTTCGTTTGTCGTTTGATGTCTTCAACTTCTTTCGCTTTAGCATCGAGTTCTGTGAGTGCTCGCCATGTGTCCATCGAGAGCACCGCTTCCTCTTTGGTGATGTCACCTCCGGTAAGCGCACGGATCTGTGCATTCATGGCAGTCCGTAGCACCTCGCCAATGGGCGGTGCGTAGCCCAGGAGGTCTTCAGAAGAACTGGACATCGGCTGCAGGAAGTGTGGAAAAAGTCGGGCGAAGTAATGCTTCAGCGACGAGAACCAATAGAAGGCGTTGAGCAAAAGCGGTGTTGTGAGGTGATGCGACTTGACCTTTGGGTACAGAAGCGTGGCGAGGTCTTTCAATAAGGCATCGTTCTTGGTGTGGAGAAAGCCCTGATAGTAGTTGTCGGCAGAGATGAATGTCGAGAACGGCACGCCCTGGAAGTCGGCTTCGACGGCTTTGGCTCTTCCGATTTTTGTGATGCGAACCGGCAATGGTGCGAATTGTCGTAAGAAGTCCAATGAAGCCGTGGCTGCTTGCATTTGTCTGATGGTGAGCGTAGCCTCCTGCTTTTGCTTGTGTCTACGCTTCACGAGATAGCTGCCGTCATGCGTCTTGCATAACACTCTTAGGTCTGCCCATTTGAACAGACAGAGAGTGAGTATTTCTTCCATTGGCAGATCATGCGAGAGCTGCGTGAAGAAATACTGGAGTTGGCTGTCAGATAATGACTGCCAATCTTTGGGTAGGGATAAATTGAAAAATGCTTCCATACTGCGAAAGTACGGAAGCATTTGTATGGGGGAAAAGACAAAAGATTATTGCAGACTCTTGTCAAGGATTTCAAGAAGAATGGTAGGGTCCT